CATCCTGCTACGCTTGGATAAGCGTATATTGCAGATGTAGAAGGTGTCACTGTTACTAATGCAGTCTTACTTGTTGTTGTAGTTGCAAATGAAGTACAAGTTTTAATATTATAATATTTATCTGTACCATATTGCATTGAATTAATATATCCTGCCGTATTAACTCTTGCTTGTGGAGAAAGCGTTAAATTAGCTGGCATAGCGGAAACTTCATCAAAATAAGTAGACAAACCTACATTATTAATAAAAGGTGTCATTGATCCTGTTGCAACTGCATTAATCTTTACATATTTAGTGTTCTTTGTTCAACCAGCAGATGAACATTTTACATATTGAATTGCAGTTGAAGGAGTAATTGTTGTAATTAAATCAGTTCCAGCGCTTCCAGTTGCTCAAGATGATAATAATAAATTACCGCTATTATCTGTTAGTGTAGTATTAGTTCCATCATTATATGTCGCTACGGCATTACTAAATGATATATTTTGTCCACCTTGATCTGAAATTTCTACATTTGTTCAACAACTATTTATTCCGCAATGACGATATACATAAAGATCATGATCGCTTGTATCGTGATATATATCTGTTGTTTCTCCATCGCAAGAATAAAGATATAGAGATAAACATCCATAATAATCATCAATACGCATTGAACCATTATTATGACGAACTTTTAGATAATTATTATTAATTAAATTAGAAATAATACCATTATTATTAATCGTTGATATTGTAGCATCATATTCTCCATCACCATAATTATTGATTGTTGTAATAGAACCTTGTTCAGTTGAATCTGCATTATTATTTAGAAGACTTATTGAAGCAGAATTTCTTATAGAACCTATAAAACCAGAATTATCTATTGAATTTATACTCGCACTTGATTTAACAAATAAACTACTTAATGTTGTTAAACTTGGTATATCTAATCTATATATTTTTAATAAATCGCTATATCCAGCGGTTGAAACTATAGGTACGTTAGTAGATGCAGATGAATAAAAAACATTTGAATATACTGCATCTGGCATAGTACCAGTTAATTTAGTATAATTATCTTTATAGAAAGTTTTATTTAATCTTACATCTGCTTCACTTGCGTTTCCGTCTAAAACTGGCGCCGCAGGTCTAGTATAATTAACGTATATGTCGGCATCGCAATATTTTCCCGCAGTAGTGCATTTTAATGAACCTGTTGCACTTGTGGAACCTATTACTGTATTTTTATATTTAATTTCTACTTCTGCCATTTTATATTACCGTCCCATCCCAAATAGGTAGACTTACTTCTGAAATAACAGTTGAGCCTACACATATTTGAATTTTTCCATTTGAAATATTTACTGTATCAACTATATTTGGTTTATTTAATAAATCATTATAACTACCAGTTTTACTTATTTTATGTAAATTGATTGTTCCTCCAAATGATTCATTAGTAGCAGTTGATTGTGTAGTTGTATTTGTTGTATTTAATACTCCAATAGTTGGTATTGTAACTGCGCTTCCATATGCAGTTATATGACCTTGAGCATCAATTTTTATAGGATAAACTGCTTGTGCTGTTTGTGCTGTAATACTATTACTATGATTAAATTTAGTTCCAGATAATGATAAACCAGTTCCAGCAGAATAAGTTGTATCTGTAAATTTTGGAGATGAACCAACACTAACGCCATTAATAACCTTTACGTCATTACAAGTAAAACCATCGACTGGAACCGCAATGTAATTATATCCACTTACTGTTGCATATTCAGTATGATTTTTACCAATGAACTCTAATCCATAGTTAGAGTCAGCATTAAAATTTGTCATAACTTTAACATCTATAGAGTAATCGTTTTTTGCACCATAAGTACTTGTATATCTTTTAAGTTTTAAATAATAAACATCTGTATTTGCAGTTGGTTGATAAATACCTAGTATATTGCTTCCATTGTAATTACAAGAATTAATCATAAATTTATTTTGTTGTCTACAATATCCAGTAATTGTTGTTGAACCACTTGTATTATCGTAAACTGCTTGAACAAAGAATTTAGGTAATCTACTATAATATGTATAACCCGTTTTTACTTTTATATAAATATAAGTTTCATCTTGTAATTGATTTGTCAATGATAATGAAGCATTATATTGAGTTGTATCGTTTCTCCAATTACTTGAACTTGCTGTAGTTACTACAACGTGTCTTCTATATACTTTATTTGTATCTGATGCTAAATAATATTGACCATATCTATTACCAGTTAAAGCAAATATTTCTGCTTCAGTCATTGTTCCAGCTAAACAACCTGGACCAATACCTATTTCACAAGTTAATTCTTGTGTAAATGCCATTGCTTGATCGTTTAAATGCAATAAGTCTACAGTATCTGCATTACCACCATTTGCAGGTAAAGATGTAACTGCACTACCATATCCTGTGATATGACCATAAGTATCTATTTTTATTGGATATAATGCTTGAGTTCCTTGAGCAGTAATTGCTGTATTTGAATGTCCTACTTTTTTAGATGTAATTGAAAGTCCTTTTTCTGCTTGTGATATAAAATTTTGATTAGTTATATATGTCTTAATAGATGACGCGAGCGTACTTAAGCCCGCGTAATCTAAATATTTATTAGCATTTGCCATAAAAACTCCTTTCTATGCAAATAATGCTTGAATAGATGCATCTGTAATTGGAGATAATGTATCACCATCAGGTGTAGTAAGTACTCCACTTGAATTTAAAGTAGAATATGTATTAGTTGCACTAAAATTTAATTTATTTGAACTTCAAGAAATAGTTACATTTGCACCAGCTTTAAAATCTAATGCACCAGTGTTAATAGCACTTCCTAAGATTTGAGTTCCATCTAATTTGATATTTCTTCAAGTATTTGTATCAACTGGAATTTGAGAAGTTAATGCTAAAGTACCAGATGCAGATGGTCAATTAATATCATATGTATTGTTACCTACAGTTTTTTCAATCATTGAAGAATTTATTTCCAATCTTTTTGTAGGTAAATCAGGATCTGCAAATTCTATACTTGAACTACTTAAATGACTATAAGTATTTGCATTACCACCGTATACAAAAATTCCGTCAAATAATACTTTTGTATAAACATCAGTATTAAAAGAACTTGTAACATATAATTGATTTCCATTAATATATATGTTTTTATTTGCATAAGATTGTATATATGAATTCGTATTATTTGTTGAATAAGATTGAACACCTGTTAAATAGTGTTTATTCTCATTCATTTGGTAATTACCAACATTAACTAAATCTTCTGTTACTGCTAAAGTTACTTCTTTTTCATCAGAATATAATGGTAAATAATATATATTATTTTTTGCAAAAAATGCCGCAAATTCTTCAGATGGATCACTAAAATCTGCAGCGAATCCAAACGAACCATTAGTAGTATTAAACAACAAACAATTAATATCTAAGTTAATAAAATTGATACCATTAGTAGTTGTTTGTGTAATACTAAGACCACCGTTATTTAGTAAAACTCCTCCTTTACTTCCAGCTAAAGTAAGATTTCCTGGAATAATTGATGCATAATCATTATCAGTACCATTATCAGTAATAAATAACTGACTGTGATTTAATTCAGCATATTTACTAGCTGTTTCTGTAATATGTAAAGTAGAACCGCTTGCATAGATATATTTATTGGAATAGGTTTGAGGATTAGTTCCACTACCTAAAGCACCAATTAAATACAATGCACTAGCACTTCAAGTTGCACCTGCGGTATTTTTTGTATCATTATCAGTAGAAGTGATTGTTATCTCATTATTTGCAGTTTTAGATACGGTTGTAGCGCCAGATCCTTTAATATTTAAAGTAACATCTGTACTTTGATTTGCAGTAAATTCAGTTGCAGTAGTTCCACTACCTTGAATAGATAATTTACCGTTATTTACAGTTGGAATACTAGGTTTATCTAATAAGTCGTTATATGAACCAGTCTTACTTATTTTATGTAAATTAATTGTTCCAGAAAATGATTCATTTGTAGCAGTTGATTGTGTTGCGGTATTATTAGTATTTAAAATACCCAATGTCGGAATTTGATCAACCAATGCTAATCTGCCACTTGCAGAAGGCCATGACATTATTATATCTGACGTTGTTTCGCCTTTTCTTCTTGTTATAAAATTTTCATCAATTCAAATTTGATTTGAACCAGATATATGTATATTATTTATGCCATAATTAGCACTTCTATCATTAGTTATTACTTGGAATGAATATTTATTCATTATCGAACGATCTGAACTAATGTCTCCAATACATATTCCATTTTGATATAAACATATATTTGAAGCAGCATAAGATTGGATATAAGAAGTACTACTAGTAGTAGATACAGACGTAACTCCAGTTAAATAATATTGTGTATTAATATTAGAAGCATAATAATTTCCTACTGTATTCTTTGTATCTATATAAGAACTATTAATAGTAATTGTTTTTTGACTACTATTTCCTACAATTGAGACATTATTTCCTGCTAAAAATTGAACCGCAGCACTTGCATCAAAAGTAACGTTACTAGTAGTTACAGTTTGATTTGCTAATGTTGGTTTTTCTGTTTCTAATTTATAAACTGTAATATTTGAAGCAGTAGTTGATTGTACTCATCTATCAGGATAATTTTCATCTTCAAGATAAATATTATCTCCAATTTTAAAATTAGCAATTGGAATAGTAGCACCACTTTTATCTATAAAAGACGAAAGCGTAACACTTGCGGCTGAAGTAGCTAAAGATGACATTTTTGTCGTATTAGTTACATAAGCTTTTACTTTACCTTGAGCAATAGCTCTAACTTCTTCTATTTTATTATAAACTGTAAGAGCACCAAAATAATTTGTATCTGTTACAGTTGAAGCATAGTTATTTGTTTTATTACTCGATGCTTCTGCACCAAGACCTGTTAAATCTGATAAAGCAACTGCAGTAGAACTAGTAATATGTCCATATGCATCATAAGCGAATTTTAAGAAACTATTTGAAGTAACAGAAGCAATACTACTATTACTATGACTAAAAGTTGCTTTTCCAGTAGTTCCGTCAGAAGAAATTGAAATTCCTCCGCCAGCAATTAAATCTAATGCGGTAAAATTATTACTTGCTAAGATACTATTTCCATTTACTTTAATTGTTCTTCAAGTTGTCGATTCATGAGTATCTGTCCAAGGAACAGTTACATATGCGTCATGATTATCAGTCAATTGAACTTTATAATTTCTATTTTCTGCACTTGAAGGTTCATTAAAATTAAAACCTAAATTAATTAAATTGGTAGAACCATCTGCTTCAATTTTACCGTTTGCTTCTTTCATTCCTGGTAAGAATGAAAAAGTACTATTTGCATATGATGCAAGTGCGATTGTACTTACATCTAAATTATCAATCGCACTTGCTATTGCAGTACTTATATAAGTTTTAATATTACTGGTATATACAGATAGACCAGTATAATCTAAATATTGTTTTTGTATTGCCATATTGCGCCTCTATTGAAATAAATCTCCAATTTTTTCATTACTAATTGAAAGAGTTGGATAAATATAATGTTGCTGTAAAATTAAACCGCTTCCTTCTGAATTGAAAACTGGTCTATATATTGTACCGTTTAAATCTGTCATACAACAATAGCGAGGTAAATCTTCATCATAAATAGGAATATTATCTCCACCTGTCATATGTAATAAATAAAATTTTGCTCTAGAAGCATCACAATTTGTATTTTGATATTGAACTATAAGTGAATCACTAGAAGTATCACCAATTATATTATAATCATTTAATCTATAACCATTAATATTAGTTAAAGTATTCGTTATTAATGCAAATTGCGAATCACCTGAAATTTCTACAGATGAAGATAATGTAGTTAAACTGATATGCGGTCCTTCACTAAATATAGTTGGTTCTGGACCACTATAAGATATCTTTGTAGGTCTTTCTACGATTGGACCCGCAATTAATTCATTATGAAGATGTTCAGATTGATTTATTTTATCATATAAAGATACATCTTGAATATTATCTAAAACTGGAACCAGATCAAAGATTAAATTATTATTTTCATCATATATCTTAAAATATTTTATAAAATATTTATTACTGCTTGTATATAAGAAAGTTCAGTTATTAGTTCGTTCTCTTCATGTGCAATTATTGAAAATAGGAAAATACATATTCTCATATTTTGTTTCTGTTGAAGTAGCAGAAGGAATTATTTCTATATTATCAATTTGAAGTCTATTTTTTTCTATAATAATAGTATGAAAACTCGATGTAATTAAAGGATAATTAATATCAGATGTTCATCCATGTTCTATTGTAACAAAATTTGAATTAGTTTGTATAGAACATAAACTTCCATTTGTTTTTTGTAATCCGCATAAACGTTGTGTTTCAGTACTAAAAACTTTAAAACAAATTTCATATTTAAATTTATCTGATAAACAATTAAAATCAAAAGTTATATTATTATTAGATTTTGTTTTAGAGACATAATCTAATAGTTCATAATTATCAGGAATTCCACCTTCTCTACCGATATTAATATATCTACCAGCATTTTCATTTGTAAGTTTAATATCACTTAATAGCGCTAACGTACCACTTGAAGATGGTAAATTATATGTTTTTGAAGCTAAAGATTTAAATTGAGCATATAATCTTGGAGTTCCATTTAATACAGATAAACCAACTTTTCCATACATAAATCCTATTGCACCTGTAGTGCAACTAGTTTCAATACCATAAGAATTAATAGATGTAGTATAATCATAATCTTCTGTACTTGTTTGAATTTGCAATAAAGAACCAGTAGCTTTTATATAATTATTTAAATAACTTTGAATATTTGCTGCGGATGAAGTTGCTCCTGCAAAGTATAAAGTTGCTGAAGCATCTGCAAAAGTCGCACCTATTGTATTTTTAGTATCAGTTGCATTAAAAGTAATAGACGAACTGCCTGCTGAAGCCGCAATTGTAATATTATCACCTTGTATAAAATCAATACAAGAAGAGGCGCTAAATGTTATATTGTTTGCTTTAATTGTTTGATTTGAAATATTTATAGTTTGATCAGAACTTTGATTTAATGTAAATGAATCTAATAAAGAACCATTACTATTCAAAGTTATTCTTGCATCATTTGGCGCCGCAGCACTAATTGATAGTAAAGCAAATTTAATATAAATTTGATGTGGATAAGCGGTTCCTGAAATATTATTTACTTCGTAAATATATCTAGAATTGTATATTGTATTTACTTCTTGACCTTCAGCTGCATATTGACTATAAATATTAATTATATCTCCTTTAGATATAAAATCTCTTAAATCAAAATAATCGTCTCTGCCATCATCTTTACTTCTAAATATAATATATTTACTATTATTATTATCACTATGTGTTTCTAATGTTAAATATCAATGATTTGTTGATTCTTCAAAAAATGTATTATAAATATCTTCTGTTAGATGTTCAAATTCTAAATTTAAATTATTTCCTTCACAGTAATTTAATACATCAGGACTTCCACCACGACCTATATAAGTTAAATCTGGCGTATAAAAAGATTTTGATGAATTAGAATGTCTAGGATTTATTTTAGTATTAATAGCAAATTCTCTAGTTTTTTGTTCTATGTTTTTTGTTAATGCTATTTCTCCAGATGTATTTGAAGGAAAACTAAAGAAATAATTTCCACTTTTTATTCGTGGTTGATAAATATGATATTCAGTACTTGGTGATGTGTCTTCTCAAATAAAACCTAAATTTTTTGTTGATACTGGATTTGTATCTTTAATACCTATAAAATTACTACTAATTTCTGAATAATATTGATTACCTTGTTGATAATTAAAACCTACCGTTAAAGAATCTTTTTTTAATTTAAAATATTTATTTGCATAAGTTTGTGGATTTGTTCCGCTAGCAGTAACACCAATTAAATATAAAGTACTGCTATCACTACTTCATGTCGCACCAGCGGTATTTTTTGTATCGTGTGTTTCAATTGTTAGTGTACCAGAGCTACCATCTACACTTGTATTTAAAGTAGTATCTCCACTTGCAGCAAACTTAATCGTTTTTGCTGATTCTTGATTAAAGGAAATAAAATCATCATTTCCTTTTTTAAAATTTAATGCATGTGTGTAATGCGTATCTGAAGCATTTATATATACCGTCTTATCTGAAACCGTTAAACTTGCTGCACCAGATGCATCAAAAGTTATTACATCATCAGAACCAAAAGAAGTGTTTCGTATTTGTATTGTTTGATTAGCTATATCGCTTACTAATGCGAAATTAACTGCTGTTGCTTCTACATTTTCTTTATATTGTGGTCTATTTGAATACGTTTGTAGTTCTGTTCAATAATTAGCTACATTTCTTTTTGCGAAATCACTACCAAAACTTAAATTACTTTCTGTTCCGGAATCAACTTTAGTTAAAACTAATTCATTATTTGATATATTTGCATCTTTAATATATTTGGTAATAGTAGTTCCACCGCCACCACCACCACTTAATTCATTAAATCTAATTCCACTTGTTGCAATTTTTCCATCTCCGGAAATAATTGGTATTTCGCCTCTATGTTCTATTGAAATTGTTTTTTCTTCATCTCTATTTTCTAAAACTGTTAAATTAAAGTTGCAAGTTCTAGTAGAAGAATGTGCTGGAGCAGTGGCCATAACAGTAATTGAACTACTATTATTTATAGTATAGCTATATGTAGGTTGCATTGTTCCAGTATTAGTAACTCAAATAGAACAATTATTTAAATCTCTTACTCCTGGATAAGAATAAGTTGAACTTGTTGAAGTAGCACTTGGATTAAAAGTAAGAACTTTTGAAGAAGTATCTTTATAAATACCGCCATTTCCTACAGCATATTCTTTAACAGCCTGTATTTTTTGTATTAAGTTATTATCCATAGGCACCTCCTATCCAAAATTGTTGTCATAATATAAAGTTATTTTAACCTTACAAAAAAATTATACGACATAATAAGAAAAAACGCAATTTTAGATTGCGTCTTTTATAGTTTATCAGTTTCTATGTACTTCTCTCCTCACATTGTGGCTTGTGCTTCAAATCAAACCGCATCATATTCAGGAAGAGTAAAATATTTTTCTCTATTGTGTTTTAAAAGATATTCTCTATACCAATATCTTGTTGCAGATGGAATTTCAATTACAAAAAGATAAAGCGGTCCTCAGATGATATTTTGAAGTCCATGACCGCATTCGTGTGATTGGATATAATCTTCTTGACAATCTTCTCCACATAAGAAGAAACAGCCGAAACTTACACCACCCCATCCTTTGGAAATAGTCTTATATATACGTTCGTGATATTTATGCATTTTACCAAATGGTAAAATCATAAGAATTAAGCCGATTAAAGTTGCAGGTAAACCCCAAGTAAATGATAGAATGTAAAATAAAATTAATCAAAGTTTTCTTTTCATAATACACCTCATATTTGATTTTATATAATTTATTATAGTAAATTCAATTTACAAAAAACAAATTTGAAATTAATCTTGACAAAATGAAAAATTAGTATTATACTATGATGTGCAACAAAAAGTAAGGAGTAAATTAAATGATAATAAAATGTTACAACGAAAGTCATAAAAATTTAATTTTTCTTGATTTGGAATTTGAAAATAGAACACTTATACAATTTGCGGGATTATTATTCACTTGAATAGATGACGAAACATATCAATTGACAAGAAGTTGTAATCAATATGTAACCGCAAAAGTTTGTTATCCTTTTATGGAGTATACAAGTATTACTACGAATTTTCTAGAAGAAAACGGCATTACACTTAGAGATTTACAAATTATCGTTAGAGATGATTTTTTAGCAGATGTAGATTTAGATGATACATTAGTTATTAGCCACGGTTTGCGCAATGATAGATTGATACTTGAAGAAAACGGCATTAATCTAATTTCGAAAAATGACAAACCCATCGATGGATATTGCACTTTTAATAATGCTCGTCGTATTTTAGAGCGCGAAAATCATGTCTCGGCTGCAGAACTTGCAGAGGAGGCGGGATATTATCTACATCACGCGCATAACGCATTTAACGATGTTTGGAGTGAAGTATCAATCTATACATTCTTAAAAAAGATAGAAAAACAAAAATTAGGAGATAAATAATGGAATTTTTATTATTAGACAAATTAAAAACCAATCAGGAATTTAATTATACTATGGTTGAATTTAATTTAGATTTGAATCAACATATGTTAAGTAATATCGCATATATAAATCAAGTTTTTAAAGATTATTTTTCATCTGTTAGTTATACAGCAATTGAAACTGAATATTTAATAAGAATAAATATTGCGGATCAAATTGATGATGAGGAGGCATTTTTCAGCAATGCGGTTAAAACGATATTAGCAAAATTCGTTGATAATTTCTGCATTTATGAAGGTCGTCCAAGAGAACATAGATTTGACATTCCTGAAAAATTATTAGATAAGATTATGATTAGTCGTTCACTTTTAAAGAAAATGATAAATCAAAAAACAAAAGCGGATCGAATTAATATTACTATTGTATGGAAAACCGCAAATGAGAATTTTATTTATGAATTATTAAATACTAAACATCCAGGTGAAGCGCATGAATAGAAAATTAGATTTTTATACAGATGGAGCTTATTCTTCTAAAAGTGAAATGGGCGGTTGAGCCGCGCTTTGTATTGAAGAAGATGAAGTAATTAATACAAGAACTGGTTATGAACCATATTCAACAGGAAATAGATGCGAACTTTTGGCGCTCTTAAGTGCTTTAGAAGATGCAAACACTGTGGAAACAAGTAGAACAAAGATAACTATTTATACTGATAGTGCATATGTTGCGAATTGTTTTGCAGATGGTTGGTATAGAAATTGGTTATCAAATGGTTGGAAAACTGCGGATAAACAACCAGTTAAGAATCAAGATTTATGGGTAAGAATAATTGCATTATATATTAAAATGAAAGAAAAACGTGATCTTGAAATTGTATGGATTAAAGGACACGCTAAAAATAAATGGAATGAATATGCGGATTTACTTGCCAAGAAACAGAGAATTTTATTAGAACAAAAGATGAAGGAGGCAGATGAAAAATAATGAAAATATTAATTTTAATGCCTTGCGATGAACAGCACGTTTATGCCGCAAGTGGTATATATAAAGCGCTTTCAGATGAAGTAAAAGATAAATGCTTTGTTATGCCAATGTTTATGGATTATTTAATTAATACGAAAATAGTTGGAAATTGGATAATGGCTTTCTATGATGCTTTAATTAGTGCTAAGAATCTATGTAAAGCCGCAGATGAAAAAAATGATGATGTTATTATTATTGGAAATGCTCCATCTGCCGTTAAATTTGATGCTGTTTTCAATTTTCAAGATATAGAAGAAGATATGGCTTATGAAGATAAGTTTATTGAAAAGATAAAAGAAATAGTTGCTGAAAATGAAAAATTAATCGGCTATGTTAATGATTTACATAAAGCCGAAGAAAGTAAAATGCCTTTGCATAATTGTAAGGCTACAGGCGAATTTTTATCTGCTTATATTAAAACAGATGCAAAGTTAAATTTATTAAAAGAAGAATACGAACAACGTCTTAATAGGAAAATTCCAGATGTTCTCGAAAGCTAATAATTTTGAATTAGACCTTAAAGATTTGGATGAGTCTCAGCTCGCAGCCGTGACAAGTGCGGAAGAAAATGTCGTTATAAGGGCTTCGGCAGGTAGCGGCAAAACTAAATCTTTAATAAGTGCGATTGCAAATTACAGATATGAACATATTAACGATAGGATTTGCGCAATTACGTATACTCGTGCCGCACGTTCTGAAATGGAAGAACGTTTAAAAAATATGGGTATATTTGATGTAGAAGTTACTACAATCCACGTATGAGCCCGCAATCAATTAGAATTCTTTGCGGATCATTATGACTTCTTAATCAATATTTTACAAGAATCGCAAATTAAAAAGATATTAAAGAATGAAATTGTGCCGCAATATCTTCTAAAATCTAAGGTTAAATCTGTTAATATTGATATTTTATATACTTATATCACTGGTAGTAAAAATATGGATATAAGTGATAATTATCGCCGCACACTAAATGCAATTGAAACAAGATATATAGATTATAAACGAAATCAACATCTGTATGATTTTACAGATTATCCTTTATATCTATATGATGTATTAACTATTTATAATGAAAATATAAATACTATTGATGCTTTATTTGTGGATGAGTTTCAAGACGTTGATGAAACACAATTTAAGATATTTGAAAAAGTTAATACAAATAAGAAATTCTTTATTGGCGATCCTTGGCAAAGTATATTTGTTTTTAGAGGAGCCGATGGAGAAGTTTTCAGCAAACTTGACAAATTTAAACAATATAAATTAAAATATAATTATCGTAGTTATCAAGAGATTATTGATTACGCAACTACTGTATATGATACACTAAAAAAAGATGTAGAAATTGAAGAAGAAAATCCAAATGGATTTTATATTTCAGAGATTAATTGAAGCGATCCGAGTTCTGTTATTTGTGATAGAAAATATGGTGGTTCAGTTACTGTTGTTAATCCTTATAGTGTAAGTTGAATTTTTACTGATACTAATAAAACTTATGTTGCATCTACTCTTGAATTTAATAATATTATGACTTCTAATCCGATGATACTTTGCAGAACGAATAAACAAGTAAGAGAAATTCAGTCTTGTGGTTATATTAATGCAAGTACGGTTCATCAAGCAAAAGGATTGGAATATGATAATGTTATTGTTATTGATTGCGATATAAAATCAATGGAAGATTTGAATATTGCTTATGTTGCAATGACACGAGCAAAAAACAATCTTTTTGTTATTAATTGAAGTCAATTTGAATTATTATTTAAAAATTGACTGGAGGGATAGTATGTGGACTAATTATAATTTAACCGATCTATTGTATTCTGTAGTTGGAAGAAAACCTACTAGTTCTATGTCTATAACTATCAAAATGAAACAATTAAAACAAGCATTTAATAGTATCGATTTAGTGCTTATTTATAATAATAATCTTGATGATGTAGATATTACTTGAAAATATGGTACATATGAAAATAAACCAGTTTTAGATTTTACACACGGATCTGTTGATTATGTTACTGTTCAAATACAAGCAATTGTTCTTGCACAACTTTTTAAATATTCTACTGATGTGGAGGGAATACCATCTCAGGAAATAGAATTTATTTATGATCCTCAGATTAAAATGAATAGAACAAATGATATAAATTGATATAATATGTTTACAAATGATATAGGAGTGCAATTTGATGATTCTTACGGTTATCGTTGAAGTGAATCTAAATATTTAGAAAATGCTACAAACATTTTTTCAATACAAAATTTAATAAGTAATTCTGATGCTGCAAATGCGATGAATGGAAATGTTATTCATTATAGATATGGAGTAAATGGAAAAGCAATAAATGCAAAAGGAAGAATTGGTACAGATATAACAACTGAAACAGGATATAGAGATAAAAATACTGGTAGTTATTTTGATTTTTATAATAAAATTGAATATCTTGGTATGTATAGTGAGTCTGAAAATAATTTTTCTCATTTTGATGCAAGTAATCATTTTGTTACTTTAAATGCTTCTGGAAGTTCTATATCATACGAAGGTCCTTTTATATTTGCTCGAGTATGCAATGATTATAATTGTTTGTTAGAAAACTATTCAGATATTTATGCAAAAACAGATCATAATTTTAGTTATATATCCTATCAACAAGGAATTAATTTAAAATTAAAAAATAAAACTATTGAATATTTCTTTGGAAATAATTGTACAAATCCTTCAAAAATTGCTAAACCAATTGATTTAGACGGAAAAATTTCTTTTAGTTCTTTATCTTCTAGTTTATCTTCTACATATTCTTTTGATGGTTCTAGTATTACACCAGAAACTAATATTAAAATAGAAGTTCCACAATTAAGTTCTGATGTTATTGGATATGATACTGCTTGAGATATTGCAAGACATATAAAATTAGAAAATTTTGCAACAGAAAGAAAACTTTATATACGATATTGAAAACAAGATGATGGAGAAAAGATTTCTTCTATAACTTTAAATAATTTAAGTCATATAACATCATCTTGTTTGAAATTCACAGATTTTAATATAGAATTATTTAAACCTTGAAATATAGTAAATCCAAAATCTACTCTTTTAGGATGAGATTTAACTACAAACTATAATCTAAATCTCTCAAATACAGTATCTTATAGTTGAAATGATAATTGAACTGGAGAAACACTTTATTTCGAAAGACATGATAGGAAAGAATATGGTTATGTAATTTTAGGAAAATATGGAGATTTACAATTAACAAATGATAAGAATTTATTAAATTTAACAGATGAAGGACATAATTATTATATACAATTAGATAAACCAGATAATTATAGACAATATGCAATGTGAAGAAGCAAAAGTACGGAATCAAATCATTTAACATATTCTATTACTTCTTTCTGTGAACCAGAAAATTCTAATAAATATAGATATTTTGTTTTTAAATTGTACAATATTACGAATTCTATTAATTAAAATTTTCTTGACAAATAGAAAAAAATATACTATAATAATAATATAAGGATAAGTATTAACTTATCCTTTTATTGAAAGGAAAAAAATATGAAAACTATAAAAACTATAAACGATTTCGCAATGATGGAACCAATGAAATATTACAACAATGAAGATGAAAATAATCAAAAACGTCAAGATATTTTATTAAATAAAGATAATCTTTATATTGCAACAGAAAAACACGATGGCGACTGGGGAATGTTTATTCACTATAGTAAAGGAAAAAACTTAGTTCGTAGTAGAAGTATAAGTAAAGTTACAGGAGTATATGGTGATTATACAGCAAAAGTTCCGCATTTAGTTGAAGAAATGGATAATTGGCCAGATAATACAGTAGTATTAGCAGAATTATGTTTTAAAGAATATGGAACTAATGCTAACACAGTTGGAACAATTTTAAGATGTCTTCCACCTAAAGCGATTGAACGTCAAAAGACAACTCCATTATATGCTTATATATTTGATGTGCTAATGTATAACGGAGAAGATTTAACTAATAAACCATATTTAGAACGTATTTATTGGGAATATAATTATCGTTTTGAAGAAGAATATTTTTTTAGACGCACTGAATTATTTTATGATAACTTTGCAGAACACGCAGATGAAATTATCGTCGCAGGAGGAGAAGGTATAGTTATTCAAAAAAAATCTAATCCTTATATGTCAGGAACTAGAACTGCGTGGGCAACATTAAAAATGAAGCAAAGTTTACCGCATATGGAACTTAAAGTAATAGGATTTATTGAACCAAATAAATTTTATGAGGGGGATTTTTCACCTATTTGGAAATATAAATTAGAGGATGGAACTTTAGTTACAAAACCATATTTTTATGGTTGGAAAGTCGGAGTTATTGTTGATTATAATGGTGTAGCAGTTAGAGTTACATCTGGTGCAACTGATGAAGATATGGAATGGTTAGCATCTAATGAAGCTGCAGAAAAACTTGCTGCGGGTGAAATATTTGCAGAGGTTAAAGCAATGAGTGAAAATGAAAAAGCATCATTACGTCACCCTGTATTAGTTAAGCTTAGAGTAGTTGAAGATGGCGTAAATGATAAATAGGAGATAATATGAAAATAGAAAATAAATGTAAAAGTTGTAAACACGAAAAAGTTTGTCGATTTAAAGATGCATTTGAAGGTTCAAAAGAATTATTAGAAATATCAAGTAATTGGTTAGAAAGTGATAATTTTTCAATTGAATTAAAATGTAAACATTATGAAGAAGTATGGAGAAATACTTATGGAACAATTACTACAACACCATATTATAATGGCGGTTTTAAAATTAGTGATAATTTAAATTTTACTAATACACTTACTTCATCTGGAGATAATAATGGACAAAGTACAACGATTTAGAGAAATTGTAAATCAAATGGCTGATTTATATGAAAAGAAAAATAAAAACTATGGTAATAGTTTTGGCGAATTATTTGAAAAACTTGGTCCAATATCAGGATTAGTTCCGCTTCATAATAAGTTAGACAGAATAACTAATTTAGTAATAGGCGGTAAAAATGATTTCGAATCAGTAGAAGATAGTTTAAAAGATTTAGCTTGTTATGCAATTATGAATTTAATTGAAAGAGAATATCAAGAGAATAAATTAAAATCAGAAGAAACAAGTTATGAATGTGTAACTGAAATTGATTGGGGTAAAAAAAATGCAGAATAAACCTCTTGGTTATTTAGGCGGAGATATTATGACTAAAGGCGCAAATCTTGCGCGTCAACAAGAGTATGATGAATTCAAGAAACTTGATATTGACGTTGATGTTTATTCACCAGTAATGAATAAATCAATTAATGACAAAGCATCAATGACAGAAGAAGAAAATAATCATCTTGCGGAAAAAATTACAGATGCCGATATTGAAAGATTATGGAATAGTGATTTTGTAGTTATGTGTCCAGAACAAAGCGCAATTGGCTCAATGTGCGAAACTGGCACACTTTATGGCTGGAAATATTTAACAAATAAGTTGTTATCAAAGATAAATGAATTACAAGAAGATGGAAAATCAGATAGAGAGATTTTGAGTTATTTATTTGGTGAATTAATGAGAATTCAAAATAAAGATATAGGTTATCATTACTTTGATATTAGAACAAATCACTTAAATGAAAAAGATTGGCGCAGAAGTTTTTCTATCAATCAATTATTATATGGTATGATACTTTATTCATCATCTGTTGGTGATTTTGAAACCTTTGATGAAATAATGAGTAGATTAAAAGAAAAATATAAATAGGAGTTTAATATGAGTGAAAAAATAAAAAGTTTAATTTTTAACATTTTAGCCATTGTATTCATCGTAATAGTATTGGCAGCCGCCGTTTGTACCGCATGCGGTTTTCAATCATTGGTTTTATCAATTTTAACATTGGTAAGTCTAATTGCTTTTATTACATTTGCTACTATTTTTAGATTTAAAAATAAATAGGAGTAGCAGATGAGTACTTTAATTTATAGCATTAGCGATAAACCAAAAACCATTAAGGAGTGATGTTTATATACATTACAAATGGTTCTTGCTGTATTTGTTGCTACAGTATTAATTTCTGATATATGCGGAACTCCAGTCAGTGCCTGTTTAATTGGCGCTTGTATTGGAACAATTATTTATCAATTAATTACAGGATTTAAATCGCCTATGTTCATTTCAAGTTGCGGCGCCACAGTCAGTGCTGTTATTGGCGCACTTGCACTTCCAAGTATTAATGGACAAAACTATTTAATGGTAGTTTTTGGCGGTATTATTATTGCGATTGTTTATATGATTTTTGCCGCCTTGTATCAAATTAAAGGCGCTAACTTCATTAATAAAATATTACCACCAACTATCGTAGGCTCAATTACAATAGTTATAGGTTTAAATCTTGCGGGATTTTTAATTACTTATACGCATGATAGTAATACTTGAGAAGTAATCGTTGCTATTTGCACTATGTTTGTAGTTGTGGTTTCATCGCATTATTTTAAAGGTTTTATGAAAACCATTCCATTTTTATTTGGTTTAGCATTTGGATATGTGTTTTGTTTAATATTAAAATTATTCGACATTAATATTATTAGTTTTGAATCTTTTAATAATTTACATTGATATCCAGAATTTACTTTCTTAAAATGGAATTCAGGTGATTTTAGTTGGTCTAATTTAGGACAAACAGTATTATTATTCTTACCAGTTGCTTTATGCGCTATTTGCGAACATATTTCAGATCATAAGACTTTATCTAATATAGTAGAACAAGATTTAATTGCAAATCCGGGTTTAAATAAAACTTTACTTGGAGATGGAATTGCTTCTGCCGTTGGAACAATTACGTGTGGTTTACCTAATACAAGTTATGGTGAATCAATTGCAACAATAGGTTTTAGTAAAGTTGCATCTGTATGGATTACGACTGCGGCGGCCGCATTTATTGGTTTACTGTCATTTTGTGCGCCTATTACTGCTTTTATAGAAACAATACCAAGTTGTGTATTTGGTGGTTGCGCAATGGTCTTATATGGATATATTGCAGCAAGTGGATTAAAAACATTAATGAATAATAAAGTAGATTTAGAAGATAATAAAAATCTAACTATTGTATCAGTTGTATTATGCGTAGGAGTAGGTGGAATATTTTTATTTAGCGCATCTTTTGCTGGTGTAAGTTTAGCAATGGTATTAGGTGTTATTTTAAATCTAATTTTAAGGAATAAAAATGACGAAGAAGGAATTAAGTAAACTTTTAAGAAGTTTACCACGCAATACAAAAATACAATTAAATGGAGAAGATGATATAATCGTAACTTATTGAATGAACAATGAAGGTCGATGCGGAATTAATCTATGCAATTCTCCGAATGTAGAAAATGTTGAAATAAAAACATTTTCAAATAGTGAAAATTTATTTGACAAAGTCGAATAAATGTAGTATAATAAATTATAAGTTAAGAAAAAGAAAAAAGATTACTAAGATTAAATATTGGTAATGCGAAGTAACTTTATCTTTATTAACAAAAAAAATAATACAAATAGGAAAGGAAATTAAACATGCCAACATCAAAAGCTGCTGAATTTATCAGCTACACAGACAACGAAAAAGTTGCAATCGAAACATTAAAAGCTAACAGAGGACAACATTTATCTGCAAAAGAATTAGGAATCGCTGTAGCATTATTAACTTCAATCGGTAAGAAAGCCGTAGACGAAAGACCAATGGCTGAAGGCGTTGAAAGAATCGTTCTTAACAAAGAAGATTATGAATACGTTTGCCCAACTTGCGGTTCTAAACATTCTTATAAATTATACTGGATTGACTAATTAATTAACTTGTTGCATCTATTCGCAGCAAGGTATCGATACTACTGTGTCCAATATGAATAGGTGTGTCACTTAATAATGGTCAACACAAAGTAAAAGAGGAAACTACAGGTCGGTTTCTTCTTTTCTTTTAATTTTTATTATGGAGAGCAAAATGAAATTACAATTTAAAGAATTTTTACATAGAATGGAAGATTCTGAAGCCTTTTCAACAAAAGAAACAAGTGCTGGAATTTTAACTATTCAACAAACAGAAAGAAATGCTCTTCGCAAGGAAGGATTAGCCGCTCTTAAAAGCGATTTAGAAAGTCTATATGGAGATGAATTCGATATAGTAGAAACTAAAGAAGGTATCGTTGTTGTCGCAGAAGGCGAAGATTATACTTTTAGTTGAGAAATCAAATGCACAATCAAGAGTTTGGATTATGATCCATTCATCGAAGCGAATAATTTTGCGGATTTAGAGGCTATGAAAGCGCAAAAGAAAGCCGTTAGAGAAGCAGAAGCCGCAGAGAAACTTGAGAAGAAAAAAGAGAAACAAAGAGCTAAGGCTTTAGAAACATTAAGAAAATTAGAAGCAGAAGAATAATTACTGCTTCTTTTATTTTCAGATTTAATTCAAAATAACTTCAAAATTAAAATCTTAATTAAATTATTAAAATAATATTTGACAAAGTAAAAAAACTTTAGTATAATATATTTATATGAAAGGAGTAATAATATGAAAACATATGATGAGAATAGTATTGTTACCTTAAAACCTCGTGAAGCAGTTAGACAAAGTTTAGGTATGTATATAGGTAGTAATGACACTACTGGTATGCATCATTTATTAACTGAAATTATTGCAAATGCAATGGATGAAGCTGCCGCAGGATATGGTAAATTAATAAAAGTTAATATTGAAACATCAACAAATACTGCCGTTGTAATTGATGAAGGTAGAGGTATACCATTTCATAAGAATGCATCTGGAAACTATGCAATAGTAGAAATGTGTACAAGTTTACATAGTGGTGGTAAATTTGAAGGTCAAGGAAATTATAAATCTTCATTAGGATTAAATGGTGTTGGTGCAACAGTAACTAATGCGCTTTCAAGTGAATTTGTTATACAGGTTTGGAGAGATGGAGAATATTGTATATTTGGCGTCTATGACGGAGAATATGATGAACCAGTAATTGAGAAATATGCTGGAAAAATTCACGGTTCAATGATTAGTTTTATTCCAGATACAGAAATATTTGGCGATGCGAAATGGGATTTAGAAAAGATTAAAAATGAACTTCAACTTCACGCTTTGTTAAATAATGGAATTACATTTGAATTATGGGCAGATGGAAAAGAATGCGCAAAGTTTATCTATACAAATGGAATTAAAGATATGTTGGCAATTAAGACTCAGGGATTAAATATGTTAACTGATCCAGTGTATAGTTCCGCCTTTATAACAAATGATGCTGGAGAAACTTGTGATGTTGAATTTGCATTTGCTTATAGTGATAAAACATATGAAAGTATTTATTCTTTTGTTAATGGTGGTTATACACCTAACGATGGAACACACGTAACTGGTTGGAAAACTGCCTTTACTTCCGCCATTAATAAATTAGCGAGAGATAGTGAAGTTTTAAAAGATAAAGATAAAAATCTTGCAGGTGAAATTGTAAGAAAAGGTTTAGTATTAGTTTTATCTATTAAGATGAGTGAAAGACCGCAATTTGGTGAACAAACAAAGTTAACACTTAATAGTCCATCTGCTCGTGGTTTTTGTAGCAAAGCCGTTGGTCAAATGACTTTAAATGCAAAAGTAATAAAACAAATCTTAGATAAAATTATGATTGAACAAAAAGCCGAAGAAGCCGCACAACGTAAACGTGAAGCTCAAGAAAAAATTGCTCGTGGTGGAAAATCTATGAACAGTTTAAGAGACCTTCCAGATAAATTAGCAGACGCTCGTGATTTTAACGATGCGGAACTTTATCTCGTAGAAGGAGATTCTGCCGCTTCTGGTGCTAAATCTACGAAGGCGCCTAATATGGCTGTTTTGCCGCTACGTGGTAAAGTTAAGAATTGTACAAGTCTTGAGTTGGCAGATGCAATTAAATCAGATGTAATTAAAGATTTATTAACAGTTTTAGGTTGCGGAGTAGGCGATCACTTTAATATTAATAATTTAAGATATAATAAGATAATTATTATGACCGATGCTGATTCGGATGGCGGACATATAGAATTGCTTCTAGTTACATTGTTCTTACATCATCTGCCTGAAATTATTAAGGCTGGTAAACTTTATGCCGCAACTCCTCCTTTATTTAGAACACAAAATAAAAAAGAAACTAAATATTGGAGAACTAATGATGCGGAATTTAATAAATATGTGCGTAATCATAAAGATTTAGAAATTCAAAGAATAAAAGGACTTGGTGAAATGGCGGCTCAAGAATTATATAAGACTACTATGGATCCAGACAATCGTCAATTAGTTCAATTAACTACTGAAGATTTAGAGGCAACATTAGCATTATATGATAAATTAATGGGTAAGATACCTGCTTTAAGAAGAGAATTTATCTTAAAGAATAAATTATCATCGCTTGAAGATGGTGATTTCTATGATGATGATTTTGAAGAATAAATAAAATTATCTTGACAAATATAAAAAAATATACTATAATATAGTATAAATATAAATATATGGAGAAAAATATGGAAAACGAAAAAGAAACTCAACAAACTCAACAAATTCAAGGCTGGAAAGATGTTCAAATTAATGGACAATTACCATTAGAAGCTATTCTTAACTTCTTCAATATCTTAAATCAAAGACTTTGCACAGTTGAAGATTTAACTAAAGTAAGCGGTCCAGATGGAAGTGATGTAACTTTAACTGAATTATATCGTTTACAAACTGAAGAACAAATGAAACAAGCTCAAGCTAAAGCAGAAGAAACAAAAGAAGAAACAACAGAAGAACAACAAGCATAATTAAAAAGGAGACAATGAACAATGGTAAATAATCTTGACGAAAGAACGAAAACTGACTTTTTAGTCTATGCAAACAGTGTTATCAAAAGTCGTGCGATTCCATTCGTAGAAGATAACTTAAAACCTGTTCATAGACGTATCCTATATACTCTTTGGTTAGATAAATTATATCCAGATAAGAAAACTAAAAAATGTGCTACTGAAGTAGGTAGAACAATGGCGTTAAATCCGCACGGTGATGTCGCAATATATGGCGCTTTAATAAGATTAAGTCAACCTTGGAAATTAAGATATCCTTTAATATATTTACAAGGTTCAAATGGAAACTTATTAGGCGATCCATTCGCGGCTTCACGTTATACTGAATGTCGTTTAAGTCCAATTGGAATGTTAATGTTAGACGATATTGATAAAGATGCCGTTGAATTTAAACCTAATTATGATGAAACAGTAGATGAACCAATTGTATTGCCATCTCGTTTCCCATATTTATTATGCGGAAATAATAGCGGTATTGCGGTTGGTATGAGTAGTGATTTAGTATCTCATAACTATAATGAAGTTGCAGATGGAATAAAATATTATTTAGACCATAAAGATTGTAGTATTGCTGATTTAATGAAATATATTAAAGGTCCTGACTTTCCAACTAAAGGAAAAATATTAAATGGTGAAGAATTAGAACAAATCTACACCTCAGGTCAAGGTGCGGTAAGAGTTCAAGCGCATTATGATATTCATAAACAAAATAATGGTAAAACATTATTAGTATTTCACGATATTCCTTATGGAGTTGAAATAACAAGCGGAGTTTTAGCACCTTTAAAGAAATTAGTTTTAGAAGAAGGATATGAAGCATTTGAAGATTTTTATGCTGAATGTACAAATCCTGATATGCAATATTATGATATATTTATTACACTTGCAAAAGGTGCAGATGTATTAAAGTGTTTAAGTATTTTATTCTCAAAGACAAGACTTGAAGATAGTATTAAGATTAATCAAACTGTTATCATAGATGGAGAACCGCATTTATTAAATCTTAAACAATTAATTTCTTATTGGATTAATTTTAGAAGTGATATAATTGTTCGTATATCAAAAGATAATTATGAAAAAACAAATCATAAATTAATTGTTACTCTTGGTTTACAAAAATGTATGTCTAATATTGATTTATTAGTATCTTTAATTAGAAATAGTGAATCTAGAGCAGATGCAAAAGTTAAAATTATGAAAGAGTTTGTTCTTAATGATGAGCAAGCTGATGCGGTTTTAGATATGAAATTAAGTAAATTAAGTCGTTTAGATTTAGTAGCACTTGATGAAGACGAAAAGAAATATCGTAACACATTAGCCGATCTTAAGAATATTATTGATAACGAAAATGTTCGTTATGAATTAATTAAACGTGATTTAGATGAAATGCGCAAAATTATCGGCGTAGATGAAAGATTAACTGAAATATCTTATAGACATCCAGTTATATCGAATGGCGAAGTAATTGAAATAAAAAGTAAAGAAGAATGGTTTGTATGTTCTGATGGCGTTATTTCTGCCAAAGATCAAACTACTTTAAGCGGCGTTAAAACACCTAGTGATACATTAAAAAATATTGTATATGCATATAATAGAGATGATATTGTAGTTTTTACCGCTAATGGAGAAATGTGTCCAATAGGAAAAATGCCTTTAAGTTCTAATTGGAAAATATTTAAAGGATTTGCAAACTCTCAAAAGAAAAAAATAGTATCAGTTACAAAAAATGGTAATATCAAAGTTACTAATGCATCTGAATATCGTTTGAATAAAGTAGAAAAAGTTATGAAGTTAAAAGAAGATGATAGTTTAATTATGATAGATATGGTATCAGATGAAGATTTTATCATATTATATGATGGACAAAATCATATTCTTAAACTTGTGGTTAAAGATCTTCCAGTTGCATCAAAATTAACTGTTGGAGTAAAGAGCGGATTCTCAGTAGTTGAAAATGCTTTTGCGGCTACAGATAGCGATTTTATATTAACAGGAACTTCTGATAATAAATGTAAATATACATCTGTTAAAGATTTTAATATTGATAATCGTGGTAATAAAGGACAACAATTAACTGAAGATACAAAGTTTGTAACAAACTTTGATAATAGTAGAGATGCAGTTTATGTATTTCCTAAACAAGGCAAAGCGTTTACTGTGCCTAAAAATAAACTCTCAGTGAAGAGTAGAATCGCAATAGGAGCATCTATAACAACACGAGCGATAGTTAATATTTTGTAAAAAATATATTTGCTAAAATGGAAAAAATATACTATAATTAATTATATAAGGAAGTAGCCACATCTTTATATATTATTAGTTATAAGGAGTAAATTATGGACGAAATTGTTTTAACTGATAATGGTAAAATAGTTTTAGCTTTTATGCAAAAGAACGATAAGATTTATGTTGGTAAAGACTTATCTGAATTAACTAATATTAAAGGTATCTATCCTGTACTTAACTCATTAGTTAAAAAAGATTTAGTTGAACCTGCAGAATCTATCGTTAGAGATTTTACTAATAATAAAGGCGAAACTAAACCTAAAGAATATAAAACTTATCAATTAACTGAAAACGGTCGAAACTATATAATCAAATAATAAACAAGTGGCAAATAAAATATAAATAAATAGAAAGGTAAAAGAAAAATGGAAAAATTTAAGAAAAATGAATTTACATTAGTCGGAACTTTAGCCAATGCAGACATTAAGTTAGGTAATAGAACTAATGATGGTGCTGGTTATGTTTCAGTAAAAGCAATCGTAACAAATAATATCAACGGAAGAAACAATGAATTTGAAGTAGAATTTTATGCTTATGAAATGACTGCTAAAAAAGAAGTAAGTAAACTTTATACTAATTATGTAGAAATGAACAAATTAGTTGGAAAGAAAGTTGAAATTAATGGCTCATTAAAAGAAAATAGATATTGGTCTAACAATCAAGGTCAAATTATTTCTACAACAACTTTATCAGGAAAGTTTATTAAAGGCGCATTAGAAACTACTCCAGAAGTTGCTACATTTGTTATTGGTGGATTCGTAGCAAAAGAATTAGTAGAAAAGAAAAATAAGAATAATGAAATTTATAGATATGATTTAACTATTGCCCAAACTGATTATACTGAAACTTCATTAAATATGTTTACATTACATGTAAATCCAGATGAAACTGCAATTGTTAATGGCGTTAGAAATTATCAAGCTGGTCAAACAATTAAATTAGATGGTTCTTTATCATTCACTGTTGAAGAAAAAGTAGTTGAAGATACTAACACAGCATTTGGTAAACCACTACCAAAAGTTTATAAGAATAAATCAAAGAACTTCTTTATTGAAAGCGGTTCAAATCCTATTAAAGATGAATCTAGTTATGATTCTGAAGCTATAAGAAATCTTATTGATGCTTATAAAGCTAAAGACGTTGAATTAGCAGCTGGTGCTAAAAAAGAAAACGCTCCTGTAGTAAAAGAAGCTCCAGTTAAGACTAGACAAACAAGTTTAGTATAATTTAATATAATGGGCGAATAATTATTTTATTCGTCCTTTAAATCAATTTTAGGAGATATAAATAGATATGGAAGAAAATAAAAATATAAACACATTTGAAATATTAAATAATATAAATTTAAACGACAAAACAAAAGAAAAAATTGGTTTAAAATATTTAAGTTGGGCTTATGCTTGGGGAGAATTAAAGAAAGCATTTCCAGATGCTTCTTATATAATTTATGATAGAGATATAACTACAACTGAAGAAATAATAACAAAAGAAGATGGATATGAAAAGAAAACTACAATAACTACAACAAACACAGTTCCATACTTTACAGATGGAAAAACTTGTTTTGTTAAAGTTGGTGTAAATATTAATGGAGTAGAATATATAGAACAATTTCCAATAATGGATAATAAGAATAACTCTGTTCCTTATTCATCAATTACAATGGTTGCTGTTAATAAGGCTTTACAAAGAGCATTTGTTAAAGCGTGTGCAAGACATGGACTTGGATTATATATTTATGCAGGTGAAGATTTACCAGAAGCAGAAAAAACTGCGCCTCTTAATATAGATTTTAATGCCATAGCAATAGAAGTATCTAATGCGGCTTTCAATCCTATTGAGGAACCGCAATTTAAATTAATGCTTGGTGATATCATTAATAAAGTTCAAAATGTTGCATATGTAGATGAAGTTAAAACAGGTATATCAAATTATATAGTATCTATTAATCAAGGTAAACGTTTATCTCAATTATCATATAGTACAGATTGTTTAATGGTTCAAAAAATAGACGCCTTTATTAAGAAAGTTGAAAGTCAACTTGATAGAGGTTAGAATTGGCATCTATTGCTAAAACAAGAAAAGAACTTGAAGAATTAATTAAGGAAGTGATGAGTATTACAACCATCACTCCTTTGATTAACAAACATATCGATGATTTAGTATTACTTAATGATATGACTTTTCTTGAAATTATGCGTTGTATAGTTTATATAGATGAAGTATTGCAACGCAAAATAGAACCATTTTATGGTATTAAAACCCAAGTTTTAAGCATAAGAGAACAATCAAATAAATATTTTAAACAGAAGGAACTTGACCTTCAAAAACAATCTGAAGAAGGCGCGAAGATTGTACAGTATCAAGACAATAATATTATATTCAACATAAAATCATTAAAAAGTAAAAAAAGAAATCCTAAACAATTTTTTGACGTGGCGGAAATAGAACTTCCGCAAGGAGAAGAAAATGGCAATAGTTAAAAAAGAATTGTTCGATAAGAACGCTTCTCTCTTTGTATTAAGTTGTTTAATGAGACGTCCACTTTTATTGCAAGATGACAAATATGCATTTGTAAAGACAGACTTTGATTCTCCGATTCATAGTATGGTTTTTTATGCAATTTTTAATATGGCACAAGAAGGAGTTGAAAAAATAACTCCGCAAGATATAGACATTTATCTTAAACAATATAGTGCGCAATATGAATTTTATAAACAAAATAAAGGTTATGAATTTGTATTACAATGTTATCAAACAACAGAAGGAACAGATGACAAACAATTTGAAACATACTATAATCGTTTAAAAAAGTTCTCAATGTTAAGAGATTTAGAATCTATTGGTATCGATACAAGCGAATTTTATGATACTGAAAAAGATGCTCTTAATATGGATTTAGAAGATGAAAAGTTAAATAAAATGAATTTAACTTCTATTCCTGAAAGAATTAGAGAACGATTAGTAGAAATTGAGAGTAGACATATAGGAAAAGATCAAGGCACATCTCAAAATATTGGAAAGAATATGAGAGACCTTGTTAGAGAATTAAGAGAAAGACCAGAGGTTGGTTTGCCGTTAGATGGAGATATAGTTAATTTTGCGGCACGTGGAGCCAGATTAGGTAAAATGTATATCTATTCTGCGCCATCTGGTGCTGGTAAAACAAGATATATGGTAGGTAATGCTTGTGCAATTAGTTTGCCATATCTTGATGAAGATGGACGTATAGTAAAAAGAGACGATTATAAAAAAGTATTATTTGTTGCAACTGAAATGCAGGCAGATGAAATTCAAACATTAGTATTAGCATATGTAAGCGGTGTTAATGAAAAACATATATTATTAGGTGATTATACTGCAGATGAACTTCAAAGAATAGAATGGGCTGAAGATATAATTGATAAATATGCGGATAATTTTATCATTGAATGTATTCCAGATCCAAGTATAGCATTAATTAAAGCGCGTCTTGCTAAATATATAGTTCAAGATGAAATAGAATATATATTTTATGATTATATATTTAGTTCACCTGGATTATTAGGCGAATTTAGAGATATCGCAGTTCGTGAAGATGTAGCATTAATGATGTTAGCAAATAGTTTAAAAGAAACCGCAATGGTTTATAATGTATTTATTCAAAGTGCTACGCAATTAAATGATGGTTGGTCTAAAAAAGAAATTGGACTAAGAGATCAGAATTGTTTACGTGGTTCAAAAGCGATTGCGGATAAAATAGATATTGGTTTTATTGGTGTAAGAATTGCGGAAGAAGAAATGAAACAAATTGATGCTATTTGGCGTCAAATGTTATTGCAAGAACCGCATAAGTTTCAATCAAATAAACAACCAAACATAGTAATAGATATATATAAGAATAGACGTGGAGAATTAAATTGTGTTAAAGTATTTAGACATTTTGATTATGGAACTTGCAGATGCAAAGATTTATTTGTAACAGATGCACAATATAATGCCATTGGCGAGATTGGTATTTTAAAATATGAAAAGCGTGCATATGACTTCTTAGATATGAAAACTAGAGGTGAATTATAATGAATTTTAAAGAATTAAGAGATCAGTTATCAGATGAAATGATAAAAGACATTCTCTCGCAATTTAATGTCGAACCATACAATGAAACTGCCGATGCAATTATATTCCCAACTTGTTGTCATAATTTAGAAGGCGGAAGTCCTAAATTATATTATTATAAGTCAACAAAATTGTTTACTTGTTTTACAGATTGTTCTGCTACATTTGATATATTTACTTTATTACAAAAAATGTATCGTTTACGTGGACAAGAAATTACTTTAAGACAAGCGATTCAAATTTGTGATTTAGATACAACTTATGTAAAAAATACAGATATAAGTTATAACTGCGCAGAAGATTTAAAGTATTTACAAGAATTAAATAATACATTTTTACCTAATGTTGATTCTTTAGAATTTAAAACATATGATGCAAGTATATTAAATAGATATGCATTTGATTATATGGGTTTAATGCCTTGGATACAAGAAGGAATCGGCATTGAAGCATTACAAAAGTTTAATATAAAATATGATAATTATAATGATTGCATTATTATTCCTAACTTTGATTATGATGGAAAATTAATCGGCATTCGTGGTAGATATTTTAAAGATGCAGATGTGGCAAAAGGAAAATATAGACCAATTTATAATAATGGTATTTTATATAATCACCCTACTGGAAGAACTTTTTACGGCATTTTTGAAAATCATTTGAATATAGAACGTAAACATACTTGTGTTATTCTTGAAGGAGAAAAATCAGTTCTTAAATATGGAACGATTTATGGACAAGAAAATAATATTGCTCTTGCAACATTAGGACAAAACATAAGTAAAGATCATATTCAATATTTATTAAAAATGAAAGTTAGAAATGTAATTTTAGCATACGATACAGATTATGAAGACTATGATCAATTAAAAGAAACAGAACAAAAATATATAGAAAAGGCAAAAATTTTAGCGCCATATTTTAATGTAAGTATATTAATGGATTATGATTTTACATTACCTTATAAATCAAGTCCTGTTGATGGTGGTAAAGAAACCTTTGAAAAGATTTTAAAAAATAGGAGAATAATTCATTAATGAAACAAATTAGATTAAAAACAAATCATTTAACTGCGAATAGTAAAAGTTATATAACAGATTATCTTGGAACTCTCGGCGTAAAACTCGAAGATGTTCCAAGCTTTATAGATAAACCAAGAATTGAAGATGAAGAAAGTGCGGAAAAACTTTGCAATATTAAAAGAGCCGCCGAAGTATTAATGCTTCATTTGCAAGATATAAGAAATCAAAGTAATGTTTTCGTTCAAGTAGATAGTGATACAGATGGATATACTTCCGCAAGTATTATTATTGATTATTTAAGAAGAAGATTTGATTGCAATGTGAAATGGCGTTTGCATAATGGAAAAGAACACGGCATTATAGTTGAAAGCATACCAAGAGAATGTGATTTAGTTATTATTCCAGATGCTGGTTCAAATCAATTTGAAGAACATACTAAATTAAATAAATTAGGTAAAGATACTATTATATTAGACCATCACGAAGTTACAGATGAAAATCTTGATAAATTAAAAATCACTCCTGCCATTATTGTTAATAATCAATTAAGTGAAGAATTTAGAAATAAGAATTTAAGTGGTGCAGGTGTAGTATACAAATTTATAAAATATATTGATGAACATTATTTCGCATCTAATATGATTTATGAAGATTATACAGATTTAGCCGCCATTGGTATTATTGCCGATGCAATGAATATGCTTCAATTAGATAATAATTTTATCGCATATAAAGGTTTAAATAATATTAAAAGTAATTTTATAAAAGAGATTGCGGCTCGTCAATTAAGAGGAATCAAAGATCCAGAACATTTAACAAAAATAGATGTAGCATTTTATATTGCACCTGTTATTAATGGTGTAATAAGAAGTGGATCAGTAGAAGATAAAGAAGCGGTTTTTAGAGCCATAAGTGAAAATAATTGCACTGAGATGTTTGTTTCTACTTGGCGTGGAAATGAAAGAAATGAAACATTATATCAATATGCGGCTCGTTTAGCTTCAAATGCAAAGGCAAGACAAGATAGTTCAAAGAAAAAGAGTTTTGAATGGCTTTGTGAAAAAATTGAATCAGAAGGTTGGAATAATGATAATATCATTATTGCTACTATGAATGAAAAAGAATCTGCTAAAGTTAGTTCTACAATTACAGGTTTAATTGCAATGGAATTGGTTAAACATTATAATAAACCAACTTTAGTTTTAAGACAAACAGAAGAAAATGGAAAAGTAGTTTATGGTGGTAGCGGAAGAAATGGAAACTTTTATGGATTAAGTGATTTAAAGAGCGCATTACACGATGCTGGTGCTTATTTCGTAGAAGGACACGCTAACGCATTTGGTTCTATTCTTACACCTGAACAAATTCCAAGTATTAGACAATACTTTAATGAGAATCTTGACGCCGCAACATTTAATGACACTGTATATGATGTTGATTATTGGTTCTCAACAAATGAAGAGTTAGATTATAATATGCTTTATGAATTAGCAAAGTATGAATTTTTATATGGTAATTCTATTCCTCAACCAAGAATTGCAATTGATACAAACTTTAATAATGATGATGTATATTTTATGGGTGCAACTAAAAACTCAATTAAAATTATGGTTGGAAGAATTGGTTGTGTAAGTTTTAGTAATGATGTTTTAACTACACAACTTAAAAAGATGCCAAACGGAGGTCATGCTACAATAGTTGGTAGACCGCAAATAAACGAATGGAATGGAACAATATCAGTTCAAATGATGATTGATGATATTAAATTAACTCCACCATTTACAACTCCAAAATTTAACGGCAATATTATAGATTTAATATAGGAGAATATATGACTACAAAAGAATTTTCAAACAAATATAACTTACCATTAGATATAATAAATTATAAATTTGATTTATTTTCAATGTTAGATTATTTATATATTGCTTTTACAAAAGAACAACTAATTGAAATGATTAGCGATTATTATGATAATGCAGATCAAATATATAATGATTTAGAAAAAACAGTATTAGAAGGTAGTGAATTTTTAGGAAAATTAGTTGACAAAAAGAAAAAATAATACTATAATATATTATATGTAAAAGGAGAATAAAAATGAGAGATTATATAGGATTACATAACCACACCGAATATTCAAATGTAAAAATAATAGATAGTATTAATAGATTCGATAGAATGGTAGATTATGCCTGGGATTTAAATATGAGTGGTCTGGCTTTAACAGACCACGATTGTTTAAGTGGAACAATGCAAGTCTTAGATATATATAAAGCAAAAATAAATAAAGAATGGTATGCTATACATCCTGAATGGAATGCGAACGAACCAATGCCTACATTTGAAGAAAAGGCAAAAGAATTAGACTTTAAAGTCATTCTTGGTAACGAGATTTATTTAAGTGAAGAAGGTCTAACTGAAGCACAAATGGACGGAAATCATCCTGTTCATTTTTGGCATCTTATTTTAATTGCAAAAGATGCAGAAGGTTTTCATCAATTAAAGCAAATTAGTAGCGCAGCTTGGAAACGTGCTTGGTTTAGAAATATATTAAGAACTCCAACTTATCCATCTGATTTAATTGAATTTGTTAAAGGCGGACATTTAGTATGTTCAACTGCTTGTTTAGGTGGTTATCCAGCGTGGTGCTGGAAAATGATGAATAGTCAAGATTTATATCCTTTTGATGAAGAATTTTCATCTGCGAATTCTCCTGAATATTTTATTGAAAAGTTAGATAATCATTTAGCCGCAATGGAAGGATTATTTGGTAAAGGTAATTATTATATTGAACTTCAACCAAATGAAGAAGATTCTGATCAAAATAACTATAATAAGTTTATGATAGATAGATATTGGGGAAAATATCCTTTTATCTTTACAACAGACGCTCACTATTTAAAAGCAGATGAAAGAGAAGTTCATAAAGCATTTTTAAATAGTAAAAGTAGTAAAGATAGAGAAGTTGACGAATTTTATAAATATGCTTATATTATTAGTCAAGAAGAAATCCGCAATTTAATGTTATATTTAACTGATGAACAGTTTATGGAAATGGTTAATAACACACGTAAAATAAAAGATATGTGTGAATTTTATGAATTAGAACAAAAACCTAAATTAGCAAAAGTAGAATATGAACATTGGGATGAATATGAAGAAGATTTACAAATATTTGAAGAAGTAAATGCGGAAAAATATCCTAACTTTTATTATTATTTACATAGTGAAAATAAGCCAGATAACTATCTAGCAAGATTAGTTGCGCATGGTTATGTTAATAAATATAAAGATAATTGGTCTGATGATATATATTTTAGTAGACTTGAAGAAGAGTTTTGGACTTTAAAACAAGTCGGTGAAAAAATTGAACAACCAATGGCAGACTATTTTATCACAATGAGTAAGATTATAGATATTTGTTGGGATAATGCTCAAACAATAGTTGGACCTTCACGTGGATCTGCGGGCGCATTATTAATTAATTATCTTTTAGGAATAACTCAAATGAATCCGATAGAAATGGAACTTCCATTTGTATGGCGTTTCTTACATCCATCAAGACCAGATCTACCAGATATAGATTTTGATACAGAAAGCGATAAACGTGCGAAAGTATTTTTAGAAGTTAAAAAATATTTTGAAAGTATTGGTGGAGATGTTATTAATGTTTGTACTTTTGGTACAGAAGGAACAAAATCTGCAATTAAAACTGCGGGACGTGGTTTAAATATTGATGATGATGTAATTAGTTATATAACTTCAATGATACCTAATGAAAGAGGTTTTGACTGGACGCTTCAAGATTGTTATTATGGAAATGATGATGATAAGAAGCCAATTAAAGCGTTTGTAGAACAAATGAATCAATATCCTGAATTATGGCAATTAGTTCAAACAATTGAAGGTTTAGTAACTAGATTAGGTGTTCACGCATCAGGTGTAGTTTGTGTTAATGATGATTTCACAAATTATAATAGTTATATGAAAACTTCAAAAGAACAATTAGTTACTTCTTATGACTTACATACATTAGAAAGATGTGGAATGGTTAAATATGACTTCTTAACTGTTTCCGCACTTGATAGAATTAGACAATGTATGAATTATATGTTAGAAGATGGAACTATTGAATGGGAAGGAAGTCTAAGAAAAACATATAATAAATATCTTCATCCTGCGGTTTTAGATTATGATAGTAAAGAAATGTGGGATATGGTTGGTAATGGCGAAATTAGTAGTTTGTTCCAATTCGATACATTAGTAGGTAGTCAAGCAATTAAAGATATCCAACCTCGTAGTTTAAATGAATTAGCAATTTCATCTTCATTAATGAGATTAATGGCAGATGGAGAACTTCCATTAGCAAAGTTTGCAAGATTTAAACGTGTTCCATCATTATGGTATGATGAAATGAGTCGTATGGGTTTAAATCAAAATGAAATTAAAGTTCTTGAAAAATATCTTTATAAGAAAAAAGGTGTTGGTGAATCTCAAGAAGTTATTATGCAAATAGTAATGGATCCGCAAATTAGTGGGTTTGATATGAAAGAAGCAAATAAATTAAGAAAGACTATTGCTAAAAAGAAGTTCAGAGAAATTGAACAAGTTAAAGAATTATTTTATAGTAAAGGTACGGAACTCGGCACAAGTAAAGTATTATTAGATTATGTTTGGAATGTTCAAGTATCTATGCAGTTAGGTTATTCTTTCTCCGAGATTCATACAACTGCATACGCATTAATTGCGCTTCAAGAAATGAATTTAGCATATAAGTATCCAATTATTTATTGGAATTGTGCTTGTTTATCAGTTGATGCATCAGCAATTAATGCACAAGACTTCTATAATTTAATTGATGATGATATTTTAACAGTTGATGAGGTTGAAGGAAAAAAGATCCAAAATAAAATGGATTATGCGAAACTTGCAGCCGCATTAGATAAGTTTAAAAATATATGTAAAATTAATCTTCCTGATATAAATAAATCAAGATTAAGTTTTACACCTGATAAAGACACAAATAATATTCTTTATGGATTAAAAGGAATCACTAAAGTAACAGATCCAGTTATTGAAGAAATAATGTATAATAGACCTTTTAGTTCATTAGAAGACTTTTATAATAGAGTAACAAAACGTATTGTAACAAAAGATAAAATTATTAATTTAATTAAGTCAGGTGCATTTGATAATATAGAAAAGAAATCTCGTGCAGAAATATTAAAAAAGTTCGTATGGATGATTTGTGAACCTAAGAAAAAATTAACAATGCAAAATGCAAATATGTTAATTGATGCGGAACTTTTACCTACTTCTTTAAATTATTATGCAGATGTATATAAAATAACAAAAGAATTGAGAAAAAATAGAGATGCGCTTAAATTATGGTATTGCGCAGATAGATTAGAAGTTCCTGTAAATAAAGTTGATATATGGCGTCAAATAGTTGCTGATAGCAAAATAGTTCCGCAAGATTTAGTTATAGATGGAGAAGAACGTCGTGTACTTGATAGCAATAAATGGGATAACTTTTATGAAAGAAATATGGCATATATAAAGGCGTATATAACTGAGAATCAATTAGATTTATTAAATGAATTAAATAATAAATTGTTTAATGACGAGTTTAATAAATATTGTTCAGGTGATGAGTTGCAATGGGAATTAGATAGTATGAACTTCTATTTTAAAGAACATCCATTAAATATTGGTATTAAAGATATGCCGATTGTAGTTGATAGATTGGAGTGTATTATTGAAGGTGCTCAAGACGGAATGTTCTATATTAAAGGAAAAGAGATTCCTAAAATGAAATTGTATACTATTGCTGGAACAGTTATAGATAGAGATACAACAAAAGGTTTAGTAACTATTCAATGTACAGATGGAGTAGTTAATATTAAATTATATAAGAGTTTGTTTGCTGCATATAATAAAGCCGTTGCTTATGAAGATGAAAACGGAAATAAATATATTGAAGAAGAAAGTTTCTTTGAAAAAGGTGTTCATTTATTAATAACTGGTATTCAACGCGGCGCTACTTTTGTTCCAAAAGTATATAAAAATGTTGGTCGTCATAGTATTGTTAGAATAATATTAAATGATGATAATACATTTAAAAAGTTTGAATCAAAAGAGGAAATTGAATAATGAAGATAACGATTTGGGATATGGACTATTATTATAATAGAAACAGTAAAAAGAAACCAGATGTAATGAAGTTATCTAGTTATTACAAACAATTGGGCGATAGCGTAAATTTTGTTCTTACTGAAGATGATATTAATAGATTTGCGGAAATTATTTATGTCTTTAAAGATAATAAAGATTTACCGCAACCTCCTGCGTCTTTCTTTTTAGATCCTCGTGTGCGTTGGGATGGTAAAGCATATACGATGCGCAAAAAATGACGTATGACTGATGTAATGCTTGCTTGTAGACCAGATTATTTATTATATCCTTTTAGAGATATAAAGGAAGATCGTTCTGAATACATTAGATTATTTAATGATAAGGCGGAATTATTGCCGCATATTCAAGATTGAAGTAATAGTTTTAAAAATAAATATGCCATTGTAATTGATAAAAATATGTGGCAAAGTGATTTAATTTCTTTAATACAAGGATTAAATATGCTTACTAATGTTAAAAATATCTCTTTTTCTGAACCAATATGAATTCAAAAAATAATATCTAATAATTTAATCAAAGATGCATTTATTAAATTGAATTTTATTGCTGGTAGTAATTTAGAATGGACAATGGTTAAAATAAATCAGTTAGATGATATAATTGATTTTATTAGAGATTTTAAAAAACTACATCCAACAGTAGATGCGAATAAAATTATTGTAGATTGTAGAGAAAAGAATTCCGATCATTGGAATAATAAACAAAATGCGCTTGATGAATTTCAGCGCACTAAAGAACTAATTATCAGATGCAAAAGAGAAGATTTTAGAATAGAAGTTCGCATGCCCGCAAATAGATTTGAAACGCCTTATTTTCAACTATTTGAACATTTAAGTATGTGGACAGATAAATATTTTAATTTAAGTTGGCTTGAATATATAACTTTAAAATATGCGGGACGCCATTGTAGTTATGAACATTATTGGAATCATCCAGAAGAATGGCACGAAATATTTAGAGATTTATTAAGACAGACTTATACAGATCATGATTTTTTATTATCAACTATGAAAAATCATAGAGTATCAGAAAATAAAATACCATGGAAAATGTGGGAAGAGGAGTTTAAATATGGATTGTAAATTAACAAATGAAGGAACGACAATTTTTAATGAAAATTATACTATTTGCATTGATGGAGTAGATATTGAAAAATTAGAAAATAATTCTACATACTGCATTAGTTTTTCAATTGATGATTATACAGTAGATGATGTATCTAGAGTGCTTCAAGGATTAAATAATTGGATGAAAGAAAATGATAGAAATATAATTTTTATTGCAAAAACAAGTGAAATTAAAATGGAGAAAGTAGATAATGAAGTATAAAGAATATAATAGAATATGTATTTTAGATACTGAAACAACTGATATATATTGGAATACTTGTGCACCAGTGCAAATTGCCGCAATAATTTGTGATGGCGATGGAAATGTAATTGATAGTTTTAATGAAAGAATTAAAACTACACATCAAATTGCGCCAGATGCAAGTGCAGTTCATGGTATATATGCTAAAGATTTAGTAAATTGTCGTAAAGAAAGTGAAGTTTTAATGTCATTTTGTGCTTGGATGAAACAACAAGAAGTAGATTTATTATTAACATATAATGGTGAAGCATTTGATAGACGTATGTTAAATTGCAGATGTCAAAAATTAAATATACCTTTTAAGTATTTTGAGAAAGAAAGTTTCCCTGGACTGGATGGATATTATGATTGTATCGCAGAAGCAAAGCGCCGCAATTTATTTGGTTTAAAAGATAAATTAGGTCGCAAATGGAGATTAACATTAGTTAGTGAAGCATTGGGTTTTAGTACTGAAAATGCGCACGATGCTCTCGCCGATGTTTATATGCTTAAGAACTGCTTTTTTAAAGTAGATCCGATAATTCATCCGCAAGATTGGAAAGAATAAAAAGAGACCATAATGGTCTCTTTCTTTTAATCATTTAGTAAATTAATACCATCTATACTTAAATCAAAGTATGGAGCTGATCTAAATTTAGATTCTTGGAAATATCCATCTATAATGACTTCTGTCTCACCAACATAAGTTCCATCATCATCTACATCTGCTAAATATGTAGTAATCTTATTTCCTTTTACGGTAAAATTATCTATATCAAATACTTTAATTTCGCCTTTCTTAAAACTTTCAATAGCGGCGTCAATTGCTTCTTGTGTTCCTGCTGCGGCATTTTTTCCGCATTCAGTCATTTTAACTGAACCAGTTGCTAAAGTTCCTATCCAATCGTAATCAATTTTTTGTTTATTTAAAACTTGTGTAATTGCATATTCGAAATATGGTGCCCAATCAATTCTTGAAGATACAATGAATGTTTCAGGACATTGTGTAGCAGTTGAACCATTATATGATACATTTGGAACTTTTGCATTTTCACAAGCATCTGGAGCGCCATAAGAATCGGCGTGTTGAGAAATTAATACGCATCTGCCTTGAATTAAAGCTTCAGTTGTTGATTTCTCTTTATCGAAATCGTACCAACTAGAAGTAAATCTTACATCCATGGTTACAGATGGACAAACTGATTTAGCACCTAAATAGAATGCAGTATAACCTGATTTTACTTCGGCATAAGGAAATGCTCCTACATAACCAATCTTTGCTTGATCTGCGGTAATTTTCTTCGCAGTGATCATTTCATTTAATTTCATTCCTGCGGCAATACCAGCGATATAACGACCTTCATAGATTGCGGCAAAAGCATTTGAATAATTATCTAACTTTTCAGTATGCGCTTTTACGCCAGTTGCGTGTGCAAAATATGTATTAGGATTAGATTTTGCGGCTAAAATAATATATCCTTCATGTCCGAATGAATCCGCAAATACGAAATCACAAGTTACTGCTAATTCACAAGCTTTGTCATAACATTCTTGTCCTTCTGGAACACCTGTTACTAATTCTAATTGATCTTCTGAAATACCTAAATTATCAAGAGCGGTTTTCATTGATGTAATAAAATTGGCATCGTATGTAGAACTTTCATCGTGCAAGCAAATTAAACCAATTTTGATGTTATCTTTAGAAAGTTCTTTTGTAGTTTTTTGACAACCGAACAAACTTAAAGAAACTAATAATGCAAAAAGAAATACGAAAATCTTTTTCATTTAATTTGTTTTATCTCCTATAAAATTTAAAACCTCTTTTAAAGAGGTTTTATTAATTATCTAGTTAATCCATTTACAAATGAAATGGTTTGATCAATATAAGCGCTAAGTTGATCTAAGAATATAGTTATGTCTATTCCTGCGGCTGCACATCCAGCCTTAACAGAATTAATAACCATTACTTTTTTATCTGCACCAACTGCTAATTCTTTTTCGACTTCTTGCATAGATTTATCCGCAATTGCCATTATTAAATTCCAAACTTCTTGAGCGCTTTTTTCTTTTGTTGCTTTAATAAAAGATTTAATTGAAAAATATGCACCAATACCTGTTCCTATTAATCCTAAAAATCCGGTTATTAAGGCAATTAAACCATTAACTGTTGTAATCCAATTCATACTTTCTCCTATCTATCCTTTGGAGTATCTGGCATATTTATTAGTTTTTCTCTGTAACTATCCATAACGCCATTGCTTCCAAGTGCGTGATAATTTTTATAAATATTTTCAAAATGGTCTTTTACTTCTCTTGGACAATATCTTTTATCTTTTCAAGCATCAAATATTTCACACAAATCGTGTCTTAAGCCAGCCTGAACGCCGCTTGATAATAATTCAGTTCTGTCGTAAATTTCATTTGTTTTTTCAGTGAGCGGTTTTAATTCTTCACGAACAATAATTGTTATATTTCTTTTTTCTTGTTCTGTCTCTGCATGATTTACAAGCTCTTTTTTCTTATTTATAAAAGACATAACAATGGCTGTAATAACACTTACAGCAATTCCAGAACATACGGATACTAGCCATTCCATAATCTTACCTCATCAAATGAAACAATATTGCTTCATTATAATTTAGTATAGAAAGTTTTTTCTTAAAAAACAAAAACGACTAAACGATAATTGAAAAATAGAATGATTTTTTGTATACTTAAAGTAGTTAGGAGATGATATTTATGACAAATGAAGAAATTATTAAATTCAAACTTAATGTAAATAATTTTACATTAGAAGAATTAAAAAAAGAACAACAAGACATTCAAGCTTCAATTAGTAAAATGATTCTTGATAGTGATTTAATTATTAAAGCCGCCATTATTGAAACTTTAATTAATGAAAAGGAAGCTAAATAATGGGTAAACTTTCACATCAACAAATAGCAGATGAAATAAAGGAAAAAGGTTTTGAATTAATAGACGATACGGGCTATACGAATATGACAAGCCGCATTATTGTTAAATGCGGAAAAGGACATTTATCAGAAACATCACTTGCGGATTTTAGACATCCTAGTTTTAATTGTCCTAAATGCGATAAAAATATTAATTTTATTAATCCTACTGCAGTTCCAGCGAAAGGAAATAAAAGAAGAATAATTGCATTTGATCAAGCGACTGAAAAATTTGGATTAAGTATTTTTGATAATGGAGAATTAGTATTTTATAATCTATATCAATTTAGCGGTGATTTAGTTACTCGTTTAGTTAAATGTCGCAAATTAGTAAATAATATTGTTATTGGAAAATGAGAACCTGATTTTATTGTTATGGAAGATATACAGATGCAAAATGGAACTATAACTTTTAAAGTATTATCAATGTTACTCGGCATTATAGAAGAATGTTGCGCCGAAAATAATATTGAGTATGAAGTTGTAAGTCCTAATGTATGACGTAAATTTGCCGGCACTTGCGGAAAAACTAGAAATGAAGAGAAAAAATTAAGTGTAGCAATGGTTGCGGAAAAATATGGCATTAAAGTTACTGACGATGTCGCTGAAGCTATTTTAATCGGCAGATATGGCGTAAAGATGCATGGTCAAGAAATTACAATGGCATTTGGTAAAATAAAATAAAAGACTTAGAAATATCTAAGTCTTATTTTTTTAATTGTTCAATTTGAAGTTTTAAATCTTCAATTTCTTTTTGTTGTTCTTGAATACCTTTTCAAAGTAAATAGATAAGTTTTGATTCTTTGATAGACATATAATTACCATCAATACCATCTGCTTTTTCATTTGCAACAAATGAGAATGATTCAGAATCATATTTTTGTATATCTTGAGCAATAATACCAATTACTTTATCTTTATTGTCTAAATAATTGAAAGTTTTAACTTCTATATTCTTAATAATCTCTAATGCGTTAATAAGATATGGATTAATATGTTCTTTTGCTCTTTCATCTGAAGTAGCATTAAAATAAAGTGCATTGCAAGAGCCATTAGAATGTATATTACCGCCAACACCAATACCTCCTGTAACTATTAAAGCTCCTGTTTGATAACTCGTAGATTGAGTAGATGCTGAACAATTTATTGTTTGTGGTAATGTTATTTGATTGCTATTTATAGAAATAGTAGATCCTGAAGAAATTAATTGAAAACCAGTAGATGCAGTTAAAGTAATTCCTTTTGCTGATGTAATTGAAATATTATCACTATCACCAGTTCCAGAAGATGTTAAAGAAATATTTTTACCTAATAATGTTGAATTTAAACTATTATTACCAAAATTTATTTCACTACTACTTATTGTTGATAAATACGAATAGTTTGTATTGTCAATTCTTGTTTGAACAACAGCAACACTACTAAAACATAAATTTTGATTCATTATCAATCCTGCTCTATTGGTTGTTACAATAGTTCCGCAATCTGTTTGTACAGCTGACATTGAATTTCCTGTTAAAATTGTTGGATTTCCAGTACTAGTAAAATGTATTCAAGTTCAATACCCACTATTTATTGATGTAGTTTCTGAAGCACATCCTTTTATATGATTATAAAATATTGCCATATTTTTCACCTCTTAATTATAAAATATTATAATTAATAACCTGAGAGAAGTCAATTTAAGACTTCTCTCTTTTTTTTATTATCTTATTAGTTTTAATAACTCTTTTACAATTTTATCTTTATATCTTACAATATTAACAGTTAAAGAAACATCAGAATCTTTACGTAAAGAATATGATTCATCTGTAACGAAAAGATATTGTTGTAAACTATTTTTAATTTCATCAAATTCATCATAATATTCATCTGCTTCTATTTGTATACCATCACCAATTTTTATTTCTTGACCAATATATCCTTTTAAATGTTTTATATCTATCATAGTAATATTATATTGGCGTTCAATATCTTTATAATCTTCAAAAGCTAATTTAGACATATTATATAATGTTTCAGAATCTAATGCATCTTCATTTTTATACGATTGTTCAATAATAATACTAGGATAGAGTCTATAGATTTTATATCATTGATTATTATGTTCTAATAAAGAATTTTCATATTCTTGAGGAGTATAATCTTTATAATTACCATTTTTTAAAGCAATTAACATCATTTCATACCATCCGCCAAAATTACTAGATTCTGATATTGTATTATTTGTTAATAAATTAAGTATTTGATTTCAAGTTTTACCACCACTTATTGCTTTATAATATGTCATTTCATAAAGTTGTGTTGCTGTTCAAATACCATTTGTATTTAATTTTAATTTTTCGTTTGTAAATACTTCTTGTAAAAAACTATTATATAATTTAGTATCAGTATTGCATATTTGATCTAAACTAACAATATTACCATATTTTAGATTTTCATTATAATTATTAAAATCACTTTTTAATATATTTGCTGTTTCTAGATTTGTGCTATATGTCTCAAGATTTTTAATCGAATTAAAATTAAATTTATATTTATTTGAATTACTATCTATTACAATATCTGGAATAAAATCATTTAATAATATTGGTTTTGCAGTTCTATTGTTTTCTGCATCCAATTTAATTACAATATTAATAATTGAATCAGCAAAATAATTAAGATTGCCATTAACAGTCTTTTGTCAATTGTCTGGTATGAAATATTTACAATATTTACTTGCAGTTAATGCTTGTTGTCAATATGATTCTAAATTTGATTCAATTAAAATAGCTTGTTCTTGTAAATAAGAATCAGAAGAATTATTATATAAGTATCAATATTCTCCATTGCTATAATTACCAATTGCAATTGTTTTTGTAATATAAGTTCCTGTTACATTATTATTAACTAATACAGATGAATCTTTTGGAATAAAAGTATGATTAAAACTTGTACTTACTCCTGTAGCGTTAAAATCAAATTCCATATATCCAGTAGTTTCTAATTTTCAAGAAGCTGATGTCGCATCCTTTCTTGTGTAATAATTAATAGGAACAATACGTTTGTGATCTGTACCAGAAGAACTAAATTGAGAATTAAAAACATAATAATTTGATTTTGAATAATAATATTTATTTTGTTTAATTGCTTGTTCTAGACTACATGTTGGTATTTTATCTTCTCCATAAAAGTATTGAGTGTCTGCATTAAAAATACTAGAATCTGTTATTAATTCAAAATCACTATATTTTCCTTGCTTTACGGATAAATTAACAGCAAAAGAAGAAAATTTAAATAAATCCAATTGGCATCCATCAGATAAATTAAATAATAAACTTGTATTTAATTTTTGAATTGCTTTTAATTTGTTTTCTAAATTATCTCCAGATAAATCAGGAAAACTTAATTCATAATCTTCATTTTTTAAAATATAACATTTAAAAGTGCTGTTATCTTTTTCAATTTTAAATCTTATATAATTTCCAACACTTTCTGTACTAACTGATTCTGTATCAAAAATATCTTTTAATGCATCTATAATACCAATTTTTTTAACAGATGAAAAATCTGATTCAAGTCAATTATTATTTTCTATTAAAGCAGTTCTAAGATCTTCTAATATAGTATCTAATGGATAATATACAATTTTATTTAATATAATATTTCCATAAGTATTAAAAGAATATTGTTTTCCATAAATTGAATTAATTGTATCAATTTGATCTGCAGGTAAAATATAATATGTATCTACATTATTAATGAAATCATTATTATTTAGAATACGTCAGAAATCTGTTTTATAATAGTATTTTGCAGAATTAGTTCTTGTGCCATTATAAAATCCTCTTAAATACTCAAGATTTATATGTATATCTACATAATCACTAACTACTTCATAACTATCTATGCTAATTAAATTATTATTTAATAATGTATATGCACTTTGTGGGAAATATCTTCCAACTAAAGCATAATAATTATTTTCAACAAATTCATTATTTAGATTTTGTTGAATAAAAGTAGTATAATCTCCATTTATAAAGAAATAGTTTTTGTTATTGGCAAAATTACTATCATAATCATTAAATTTATTGCCGATTTTTTTATTAGAAGATAATGCAATATATTTTGTTTTTCCTTTATTGTCAAAACCTGTTTGTCTATCGGCTTTATTTTTAATTGTTTTTCAATAATCTTTATTAGTTAATTTTTTTATTGAAGATATTGATTCTTTTTTAGATTTTCTTACTCTTCTATAATAATTGCTAAAATTAGAATAATTAACAAAAGGAATTGTTTGATAAGATAATTTCGAATCATCTGATACATAAATAATTTCATTATTCTCAATAAAATTTTTAGATTTCATATAAATCTCATTTAAAGGAATATTTGAAAAATATACTACGCTATCTTGATCTTCATTCATACTATCATATGCTTCTAAGTTACTAATTATATCTGTTGTTAACATTCCTGATAGATTTCCATAAAATTCATTTAAAAGAGGTAAATTCATTCTAGGATTTGAAGCAATAGCTTGATTATCAAAAACTAAATAATAATTATCTTTTTGTTTATTATAAGCAGAAGTAATTATTGTACTTTCTGTATTTGCTACTGAAGCATTGTTTAAAAAGCAATTATTTAAAAAGTTTTCTTTCATATCTGTAATAGTTACAGGTGTATAGTTTAAAGTTAAACCATTAAGAGAATCATTTCCATATTTTAATGTATAATTATTATTTAATTCATCTCCAGTATTAAAATGATAAATATTCTTTGCAGTAAGAGAATATTTTGAAGATCCATATTCTTTAATTGCTTCTAATTGCCATAAAGCTTGATTGCTTGAATAACCACTAATACAAGATCCAGATACAGAATGCGAAAAAACATAACGTGTTGAAGAAGCACCTATATCATATTGAGTTCAATTTTCATCTCCAAAAGGAAGACTATTGCATTCTTTAGTAAAGTAATATTCATAATATTGAATTGAATCGTCATATGTAGTTGTATGAATATTTTCTATTGATGTGTTAAGAGTACAAAATAGCATCGTACTTGGAGAAGTATTCGCTAAATAATAATTTCCGTTAGCGATAATTGTATTATCTACTTTTAATGAATTATCTAATTTGTTATATATGTTATCTTCTTTTTTATATATTGGTATAGATAAAAATTCCTTTGCGGTAACACCAGATTGATTTGTTAATTTAGCATAATATGGAGTATCAAAACCATATGCATAAGTTGAGCCTGTAGATAAAAAATCTGGCATTTCTATTGTATATTTATATAGATTGCCATTAAAGAAATTAATTTTTTCTTCAAAATATTTTCTAAAATCATACATATTTTTTAAAAATCTTTGTTCGGCATTAATATATTTATTTACGTAATCACTTAAAGTCTCATCATAATTAATACAATTATTCTCATTAGAAACTTCTTTTCTTAACGATTCTAGTGCTAATAAAAAACTATTAGTATCAAGTGTTGCATTTTTATTAATAAAAGGATTTAATATATTTGCTTGAAATTGCGCTCCAATATTATCTATTGTATTAGTAAGATCAGATATGATTTTAGTTTTTTTATGAATTGCTGCATAATATTCATCGGCATGAAGCATTAGTCTACCATTAATAATACGTAAATCGTTTTGCAACATATTGACAATATTTAAGTATTCTGCTTTATTAAGAATATTATGTTTATAATAATATGAAAAATCAATTAATTTATTCTCTAATCAAGGACAAGCGTCTGCGATTTTCGCAAATAAAAGTTCTTCTTTACTTGTATCTCTATAACAATTAATTCATATATCAAAATTAACGTCTGTTAATGAACCTGAAAAAGGTATAGAAATTCGTAATCCACTTCAAGATGTTTTTAAATATTGTTCAGGAATTTCCTTGTTTTCTTCAAAAGAATCAATTCATTCGTTTCCTATTTTAATTCCAATAGTAAATTTAGTATCTCCATTATAAACAATGCCATTAGGTAAGGAAATATTACTTCTTTTTCCATTTATTGAAAGTTTTATACGATTATAGAGTTTCTTTTCTGAGAAATCTATTGTTGTAATATAACCATTAGAAGTTTTCTTTTTAATATAAAGATATAATCTATCATTTAATATTTCAAAATGATCATAATGTCCATTATCATCATCAGGTATTCAAATTTTATAGCCATCAGATAAACTATTAGCATTAAAATTATAATTAGAACATATTTGAGTAAAATAACCGCTATAATATTTACTATCTAATCATATTTGATCTTGAAATAATTTTTTAAAAAATGTAGGTATTGCTGGAAATAATGTAATTGTTTCTTCATCAATAGTTCCACCTTCGACATTTAATACAGTAGCTAATGAATTTCCGCTATGACTTAAAGAAAAATTTTGTATATCACTATAAGGGGAATATTTTAAACCAGTAGTATTCTTATTTTTGATTGGTTCAAATCAATAAAACATTGAGAAAGAACCATTATCATTCATATATTCATAAGTTTTTAACATTAAACCTAATTGTTCTCCTAAAGAAATTAGAATAGAATTAGATGTTCCAGAACCAGAAAATGGCAATGTTTCATTATATTCTGGTTCTGTATATATTGATTTAATTTTTTTAATAGAAGTGTTTTTTAAACTTTGTAGTTTTTCAGGACAAAGAATTTCAAATCCTTTGTTATGATTTATATCTTCTACTAAATATAATTCTTGATTTAAACCTAAATATGTATATGATATATGACAATCTTTATTTATTTTTTCTTTTACTCATCAATCTATTGTTTGAGAACCAATATAATCTTCAGATTCTGAATTATTTTCAATAGAATAAGTAATATTTTGATGACTTAACTGATAAGAAAAACTATCTGAACATTTATATTCATAAGTCATATTAAGTTCTTTAAAAGTAAAACTTATATCTGAAACAGTAAAAAGATATTGATTTTCATATTTATCAATTAATAATAATTGAGTTCCAACTACAATATTGTGTATAAAAGGATTTTCTTCTCTTCTGTCATCTCGTATAATATATCTATTCATTTTAAAAGATAGTTCTTTTTGTGCGTTTTTATGTAGAGTTAATTTTTCATCATAACTATAACAAAAAGAATTACCAGTTTCTAATCTAATGCCATTTGATGTAGTATTATTATTAATAGATTGAAATTCACTTATTGTTTGTGATAAAAATTTTAATTCATTTATAGTAGAACTAGAATGAATATTTAAATATTTTAATATAAATTTTGCCATATTTTCTACCTCTCTATAAAATTTTAATATTTAAATTATTAAAAGTCAAAGTTTCTTTTTCTTTAATAGCATAAACAGATTTTCTTATTAAAGTAGCTTGATCAATATAAGTATCAGTTTCATAAATTTTATCAGAAAAGAATTCTTCTTCATCGATTGTTAAATAATCTTGTATTGTGGCTACATACGCATTGTTTTTTAAAATTGGACCATTTCATTGATTACCAACAATATCTATAATATAAGAATCAATAAAATTAATTGTTTTTGTTTCTTCTGGTCAATTTGTATATTGGCCTTTATTGATATATCTTAAATTAAAATTAGAAATATTAAAAATAGTTTTATTAGAAAAAGCACCCAAATCATTTTTATAATAATTAGTATTTAATTCTTTATTATAAATAGAACTTCATATATAATATCCTCCATTACCAACAGGATATACTAAGAAATTTGCTGGATTTAAATATGCTGGATTTATAGACGTAGTTTGATTAGGATTAGTAGTTATTAGACCAGTTGGTAAAATATTACAAATGATACAATATCCTGATTTAAATTCATATGCAGTATTACCTAAATAGAATTTACCATCAATTCCATTATTAATAACACCTTGACGATATAATAGTTTATGAGGATAAAATTTTCTATTAGTACCTTCTATTTGTAAAATACCTTTTTCCAATAAGATAGCATCTGTCATTATGACTTCTTCTTTTTTGCTTGTGCTATTAAAAATATCAAAATCTGGATTATAATAATATCAATAATCAAATATTGTATTTGTTTTATGTGCTAAATTTTTGACATAATTATATCAGGAATTTCAATAGTTTATATTATGATGATTAAAATTATATATCTTCATAAAACACCTATTTAACTATTGCAAAAGATAATAATTCTGGTCAGTTTGCACTACAAGTAAAATTACTGTTATCGGATGTCCATTTTAAATCAGTATATATTTCTTCATTATTACTTGCAAAAATTTTAATTACTGGTTTAATAATATTTTCACCTTCTTTTTTTACAGGAAATGAAGTATTATCAGAAGTCAATATATTACCATATATATTTTCAGACGTTTGTATTCCTATATTTTTAAAATTTAAAGTTGCATATGGTTGAGTTACTGTTCATGTTCTATCTGAAGGGGTGATATCAGCAGTACCAGTAGGAGTAAGATTAGTAAAGCTATAACTAATTTCTACATTATTATTTCCTGCATTCATTTTTAATTGAGAAGGATAAAATACTCCTCCACGTTCTGATTGAATATAGATAGCAGAAGAATCTGTATTTTTATATATAATATCTCCTCTAGATAAAACTAAATTTTGATCTTCAATATTTTTTTCGAAACTATCCGAATCAATAATTAATCCAGTATTAGGAAGAAGATTATTAAATTTACTTAAGAATTCTTCTTCCGTTTTTACTACTTCAGATATTTTATAGACATCTCATTGTGTTAATTCTTTTTTAATAAAATCCATTTTTTTATCTAAAAATTCTAAATCTTCTTTAGCATTGGCGGCTGTGTATGTAGTAATACCAGAAGCTATAGATGGTAATTCTGTATTTCTAACAAATTTTTTATTTAAATTCATATCTAAACCTCCTATATTACATTAGTTCTTGGATAAGTTGTAATATTTGTTTCGCTAGTAGAAATAATTCAAGAACTATTATTAGAAGTTGTAATTAAAATTAAACTTTTTGGAATTGTAATTGAATTAAAACCACACTCTGGAAAGAAAAATTTCTTAGTAGAAAAAGTTTGTACTAAATTTTCTCCAGAAGAAGATTGTGTTGTAAGTGTTAATAATTTTCTCGTATCATTTCCCAATCCTAAAAATAATAAACCAGTTTCAGAATCATATTCAATAGTAAATTTTAATATATCATTTGTAGCATCATTAGATTGGTTTGTATTATTAAAAATAGTAGTTAGATTATCTAAAGTTATATTGAATAAATTGTCAAATAATTCATAATCAGAAAAAGGATTATAATTAGGTGGAGTTACTTGAGATGCCGAAGATTTTAAACGATAAATTGAACAAGTAATTGTTACATTATTACTAATAGTCGTAGCATCAGTTTTTGGTTGTAAAGTTGCAGAAAGATACAAAGGAGTTTTATTAAAAGTTTCTTTTACATATTCTGGATTATTATTGTCTTCAAATTGCCAATATGGTTGAAACAGACTACCACCAACTAAATCTTGATGCCATTCAGTTGGAATGATTGCTCTTACACAATTCGGACCTTGTAATTCTCAATTAAGTGTCATTTCTGTATAATACATATAATTATTATCTTCTTTTCCAACAATAGTTCTTGTAGAATCAGATATGCTACTTAATTTTACTAAATAAGCATATTGTCTATTAAAACCAAAAGATAAATAATCTATTTCATATGGATCTAAAAATTTTAAAAACTTTTGATAATCTTCTATATTTATCCAATAAACTCCAATTTTAAATTTTAAAGTTTGTGTTTTAAAATTGATACCCATTAAAGTTCCAGACGAAGATTCAAATTGAGGATTAGTATATTCATTAGAAAAAGAAGGTCCATTATAAAATTGTAAATCATCTGAATTAATAATAAATGCGCCAAAATTTAAAAAAGCATCATATCCTCTTCAAAGAAAACTAGTAAAATCATCTAAACCAGAACATAACTGTGAACGATTGTTCACAGTTATAGTTGATGGATTAATTCCCATAAAATAATCTGAAGATAAAGGTATATAATTTCCGTAGTTTTTATTAAGTCTACTATAACTCATATTAACTAACCCCCATTTCTTTTAATAAATTAAAAATAGTATCGATAACAACATTTTCTTGATCGCGTGTTAAAGTTGTTATATTTTCTTGATTTAAAGATAAACTTACTTGTCTATTATCAGCAGATGTAGAAATGTTATTTCAATCTATTCCGCTCATTAAATCACTACTAAAAAAAGTTGTTTTATAAGTTTCTAACAAGTTTTGTGTTTGTAAGTCTGTTAAATTCGCAGCGCCACTTCTAAAGAGTGAAGCTAAGAAATTAGTAGGATCAGACATTTCTATATTCATAGCATTTAAAAGCGCATAACTATTTTCTAATAATTCATCAAATTTATCATTAATATCATTAATAGTATCATCAATATCTGTGATAACTGCCTCTTGCGCTCTTTCTCTTAATGTTTTTATTCTTTCTTCTTCTAGATCTTTTAATTGCTTTTCTAATTGTTGTTTAGTTGCTTGTGAAGAAGTATCTGTAGAAGTTGCAAGTTTATTTAAAGAAGTCATTAATTTTTCAACATTTTCTTCATAATCTTCATCTTCTGCTTCTTGATTAACTGCATCAAAATATTTTTGATATGCTTCTTTTCTTGAATTTAGATTTTTTTCTAATGCTTCTTTTTGTTTTTGTAAATATTCTTTATAGATATTTAATTGCGCTTCTTCTTGTTCTACTTGTTGCTCTAATGAAACTTCAGTGAATTCATCAAGATTATTTAAACTTTCTAACTCTAATTCTAATTGATAGATTAGTGATTGATTTTGTTGATCAATAGATCTGGCTTTTTCTATTTGTATTTTTAAGAATAATTCTTGTCTTCTTTCTTCTATTTTTTCTAAAAGAGTTGCATTATTCATTAATGCTTTATGAATTGAATTATAATTACCGCTTTCGAATGCTTTTGCTAATTCCGGATCTCCTGCAAATAGTTCCGCATTATCTTGCATAAATTGAAATTTATCATTTTGAGACATCGTATTTCATTTAGAAGTTGTTTCATAAATATTATCAACCATATTAGTTAAACTGTCTAAATTTTGTCCAATATTTAATATAGTTGTACTAATTGAATTATCAATGATATTTACAATTTGATCCCATGCTTTTTGATATTCACCTCCAGAAGCTTTTATTTCATCTATATATGTACCAAATACAGATTCAATAGATTCTTTTATAGAAGTTTGTCCAGATGCAAAATTCGCTAATAGATTATCAATTAAACCTCTATAATCTTCTGAAACAAAATTTAAATCAGTTAAAGTATTAAGTTTTTCATAAGAACTATATAATTCATTTAATTTATCTGTTGTTATTCCAATACTATCTATATATTCAATAATTTGACCATTATTAATCGATTGTAATTCGACAAGTCTATCAAATTCATTATATAAAGTATGAAAAGCTTCTTTCATATCTCCAGTTAAAAATTGATATGTTTTGGTATAAGCGTTAATTTTATCCATTAAACTTGCATCATCGTTAGTAAGTGCATAAGATGTTTGTAATTCATTTAGTGATGTAACTAAAGATTTTATGACTTCTGGATTGTTTAATAATGCTGCCGCAACAGATGCATCTAATTCTTCAAGAATATTTTGAGTTAATGTTTCAACACCTTCTGCAATATTTTCTATTTCATCTACATAAGTATACAATCTACTATTATTAATTGCATATACTCAATCAGAATTTTCTTTTAATAATGCAAGTCTCTGTGCTTCTGTTTTTAAAGAATTGTATTCATCAATTTGCTTATTTCTTAATGTTCTAGCTTCAGCTTCTGCTTGTTTTGCAATTTGTTCTAGATAATCTCTACGACCTCTTGTTGTTATAAGACCTTCATATTCTTCTTTTTGTGCATCTGTTAGAGAGTCTGCAGCTGAAGTCAGAAGTTCTTCCATTTCTTTTAAGTCAGCGTTTGTTTTAAGAACTTTATTATCTATTTTATCAAAAGAATCAACTATATTATCAAGTTCTGTTGCTTGTTTGTTTAAATTATAGATTTTAGATGATAATTTATCAATACTTTCTGAAGTTTTTTCACTTTCACTTTTTTTTGTTCCAGATATTCCTTTATGAATAGATACACCAGCAAGTGCTATCATACCAGCAACAGATGCAACAACTCCTGCAGCAACAATATTACCTGCAATAGGACCTAAATCAGTAATACATTTAGTATATGCTTGTCCTAATAATACTCCAAGAGTTTTTATTCTAGCAAGTAATCCTTTCTTTTCTATTCCAATACCAGCAATTGCATTTTTATTTTGTGCTAATTGAAGCATATTAATGACTTGCATTATAGTCATAATAGGCGTTAATACACTTAATAAATTACCAAATATACTAGTAAGACCAGAAGCATTTTGCATTAATGATATACTTGTTTCAGCTTGTTGTAATTGTAAACCTGTAATTTCACTTTGAGTTAAAGCTATTTCTTTTTCTAGTGCTAATTTATCTACTGCCATTGCTTTGTCTACTTGTGCTGTAGCAAGTTCTATTGAACAGCCAGTTTTTTTCATCACATTAGCAATAGCTGTTTCTCTTGTAAATTCTTTTGCTTTTTGAACTTGTTTTAAAGCCATTAAATATGCTTTTTTATCAATAAGTTCTGTAGCAATTTTTGTTTTCTTTTCTTCTAAAATTGCTCTATTTTGAGCTTTTTGAACTTCTCATCTTTTTGTTGCTGAACCTAATAAAGCAGCAGATAAAAAAACCAAAGAAGTAATGGATACGAATTGACTTTTTAATGCTTCACCAATACCTTCTAATATTTTAGAACCAAATTCTACTAATTTGATTAAAGCATCATTATTAACTGCATTACTAACAATTTCTTCTCAAGCAACTTTTACTTTATTTAAAGCAGCTTCCATTCCTTCCATATAAGTTGCCATTTGTGCTAAAGTAGCACCTTGAGAACGTTGAGCAACTTCTTGTAATTCAATAACACGTTCATAGTCAGTCATCATGGCAATTAAACGTGATTGTTGTCTTGTACCAGCAAGTGCTTTTGCAACTGCTGCTTGTTGATTGCTATTTAATGTATCTCATTTTTTACCTAATTCATCTAATACATCTTGTGTTGAACGTAATTCTCCATTAGTGTCTTTTAATTTTATATCAACATATGCCAATTGCGTTTCAACATTATTTATATCAGTATCTCCAGCTAAAGTTTCACCATAGTCTGTTAATTCACGCATACGAGCAATAATTGTCTTAAGCGCAGTACCCATAGTTTCTGGAGCTTCTCTTGTTGTTTCTAGACCTTTAGCAAGTAATGCAGTTGTATAGTCAATAGACATTCCTGCTAAATTTGCTTGTGATGCAACTTTACTTAAGGCAGTTGCTAATTCATCATAAGATGTCGCTGATGTTGCCGCTATAGCCGCAAATTTATCTGATACTTTCATCGCATCAGATGCAGACATTTGGAATCCATTTAAAGCAGTTGTTAAATAATTAACAGATTCCGTAGCACTAATACCTGCAACTTTTGCCGCAGAAATTGCTGCTTCAGTTAATTTTAATGCTTCTTGCGCAGTTTTACCTTGACGCATGAATTGAGTTGATACTTGAGCAACTTCTTTAGTTGTAGCACCTGTAGTTTTTGCAATTTCTTGATAAGATTTTAATAAAGCATAAGTTTGTTCTCTGGTTTTACCAGTAACCATTGCTTGTTCTGTTAAATTTTTATCTAAATCTTGAACTGTTTTAACCGCAGAACGCATTGCTGTTCGTACGTTTTTAATAACAAGACCATAAATAGTCATTTGTTTAATAGCCTTACCAACAGCGCCAGATTGTTTTTCTATTCCTTTATTTAAATCATTTAATTCTTTATTAGGATTAACTAATTCTTCTGTAGAATTTCCATTAGAATTGTTGGATATTTGATTTCCTTCATCATTAATTGTTTTTAATTTTTGAATTAAGATATCTAATTCATTTCCAAATTCTTGCATTTTTACTGCAGCAGAATTTGAAGGATCTGTAGTATCTCCTAGTTTAGTAATATCTTTATTCGTTATTTCAATTTCAGAATCAGCTAAAGCAATACCTGCTTTTAAATTTAAATATTCTTGTCCTTCTGATTGTGTTCTAGTAAGAATTTCTTTTGCTGCAATATCTGCTTCTGTATTTCCTAATAAAGCCTCTTTCTTTAAATATTCATAACTTCTAATTTGTTTTCCTCTTGTATTTCCATATTGAGCAATAAGATTTTTTTCTTTTGCCAAATCATCTAAATATTTTTTAGGAACTTGATCTGGACCTTTTACTCTAGATGACTTTAATTGTTCAGCCATTTTGGCTCTTTCTTCAGTTAACTTTTTTAATTGATTTTGTAAAGTTTCTAATTCTTTAGGTATTCCTTTCATACCTGCTGCAGAATTAACCAAATCTTTAATAACACTAGAAAGTAAAGTACTGGCTTTATTGAAATCTTTAGCAGTTGCATTTGCTCCTTTTCCAAGAATTGATGTTACTTGACTAATCGCAGCAAATGCTTTATTTTGTTTTTCTTGAGGCATTGAAGAATTTATAATTTTTTGTTGTAAATCTTTTACTTTTTCTTCAAGTTGAACTTTTAGAGTTACTTGATTATTACCAGGCATAAATTACCTCCAAGCAATATTAATTTTTCATAATATTGCTTAATTTATCTAAATTTTCTTTTACTTCGTTATTTTCAGTTTCAAAAGTAGCTCCTAATTGTTCGAGTACTTCATTAATTTTATCTAAATTTAAATTATTAATACCTTTTTGAATCTTATTAAATATTTCAGTATAATTAAAAGCATAAAATACTTTACTATATTTAATTACATCAAATAAAGATATTTTAGTTTTTTTAAAGAAATCTGATTGTTTATATTCTTTTTCAAATTCTGCGGTTTTTTCAATAAGATCAAAGAAATTTTCTTCCGCTAATAATTCTTTGATTTTTGTTTCTAATTCTTTATTATTCATAATATCCTTTCCTTTCTATTTATTCTAAAGTTATATAATCTTCACCTGTATCTAAAACCTTAAAAATTAAATCTACGGTATTTGAAGATCTATATAAACTAATTGTTTTATCAATTGTAATAACACATTTTTCAATATGTATCCAACTTGTATTAGTTTCATCTTCTTTATTTCCAAGAATTTCTAAATCAAGTGTTAAATATTTATTATTATTTTTATTTAAACTGTATGCAAGAGTTCCTTCATAAGAATAGAAAATTAAATAACTACTATTCGCTTTTTGAAGAGTAAGTTCATGAGATTGAGTTAAATCAATTTCTCCTTCCGCTCTTTCTAAATTTCCTTCATCATTATAAATAAACACTTGATAAATCTTGGTTAAAGAACTATCTAAAAAAATCTTTTTATTTGCATCTGTAATAAAATTTTTACTAACATTACATAATTTTACTTCAGATTTGAGGAAAATTAAATTCAAAATTTTATTTGTAAGTATTACGTTAGGTATACGAACTTCTGATACAGAATCTGCATAATAGCCTAATTGTTGTAAATCAGTTTTAGCTTTCTTTTCAATTTGTTTAAAATTTACAGTTGCTTCTATATCTTTTAAAACTGTATATGGTTGATTTCCATAAGTCATTTGAACTTCGCCAATATTAGAACCAGAAAAAGATCTTATAATACAGTTCGCTTTATTACCAAGTTTATAAGTTTCCATATAGTCACCTCATTTCTAATAATAGTATAATGAACGAAATCGAAAAAATCAATTTCAGATATTAAAAAAGAGAAGAAAAATTATTTCTTCTCAATTTGAAATCTATATGTAATATCTATCCAATCTTTATTATTTTTCTTATAGAACTTTTGATTCGTAGTTTTCTTATTTAACGGTCCAGCAGATGGAATATATGGACCAACTTTATAATAATCTAAAACAGATGCTAAAGTTTTATCAAATTCTTTTGAACCACTATACATCGCTGTTTTTAATTTAGGATATTTATTTTTAATAGCGATACTAAGTAATCTAATTTGATCGTGATCTCTATCTCCACCCATAAAACATAAACAAGAAATATGCGGATTTGCATCAATAAGTTTACACAAAGAAACAATATTAATTGGAGTGCCATAATCGTTCGCGAGTCAAGGTTCAAAACAATCTTGACAATGACACGGACAATTAGTAATGTTAAGACATAATGTTATTTCATCTGGAACTTCAGTAAAAGTGATTAAAGTTTCCGCATATTTTAACATTCTTTTTTATCTACTCCTAGATACGCACGTTTACCTGCTTCGACTTGACGAGCCGCGCTAAATGAAGATACACGTTTTAGATATCCGATAATTCTAGTTGCATAATCAACATCATCTGAACCGCATTCTGGACAAGTACCAAAAGTATGTTTGCTAATATGACCACAATTATTACAGATGGTATTCATAACATTATAAGTGAAGTATGAACATCCTTCAGCAACTGCAACGTCCATTAATTTACGATATTGTTCTGCGGTTAAATGTTCATCTAAATTATTATGAAGCGCGCTACCACCATCACATTGACCTGTAAAATTATTTCCATGATAGCGGAATTTTTTAATTGGATCAATAGATTTATCTTCAACTAAATAGAAATAAGAATTATAACAATCTCTTGGAACAATATAACCATCTTTTTTATCCCATTTTGCATTCTTAACGCCTAACGATTCCGCAGGAACAAATTCAGTATTAAATTTAGCGTGTTCTTCTCTTGCGCTTACATTCATTTCGTGAATTGTATTTAAAATATCAGATGCAAACTGTTTATATTTGTCATTATTTGGATTAATTTCAATTCCTAAAAATTCTGCTGCTTCAACGAAACCATTGATACCAATTGTTAAATATTGTCTATCTAAATCAATAAATCCGGCATCATAAATAGTTAATAATCCACCATTTTTATAATCCCAAATAATTTCATTAAATGCTTTTAAATATTTATGAATACGAGAAACTATTGCGGCTAAATATTCCTTTAAAGGAACTTGTTGTTCTCTATACCAATCTTGAACAATGCGGTTTAAATTCATTGTAATAACGCCTTTTGAACCTGTTTCAATTCCACCTGCGCCAAGTGTATAAGAGAAGATATTATCTTCAATGCCGTTTCTAAGTCTGCAACAAGATGATAATGAATCTACACTTTCACTTTGATACATAAAGAACGATGCGCCTTCAGCCCACATTTTACAAGCGAATGCCGCAGTTTCTGGATCTGAATATACGCCATTTGGAGTATGCATATTAACTGTTTCAACTGGGAAAGTTAAAATAGTTTTAAGACGTTCTTTATTAAATCAATCAGCATAAAGTTTTTGTATTTCTTTTGTTGTTTTCCAACAAGGTTCATCTCCATCTGGAAATACGAAATCTTTAAAAATTGCTTCAAAATAATCGTGATCGAAATATGCAATATTTAAGAATATTGATTGATATCCACGTGCACCCGCAGGTTGATTTACTGTATAAGTAATTTGTTCAAAATATTGTTGCAATTTTTCTCTTAATGTTACTTCTGGTTTTGATTGTCCCCATAAATATTCTACTGTATCATCTAAATGATTAATATAATCTTGACCATAATCAATACGTGCAAAATGATCAAAATAAGTTAATGCTTCTGGAGTTGCTGTTGCTCCTGCAAATTGTCCCGCAACGAGGAATACTAAATTGATAAAAGAACCGCAAAATGAACGTAAATGTTTAGGCGCAGTTGATCCGCCACCAATTTTTGTTAATCCATCTAAAAGATATGGATATAATGAAATTGAACAGCAATATGGGAATATTGAAGTTTCATCGTGTTTATAAATAATATGATGTGCTAAATCAATTTCATATTGTTTTGCCAATTCCGCATTATATTTTTTAGTTAATTTTAAACGCATTAATTCTCTATTGAGTGCGATAAAATTCTTTTTAGGCAATTCTGCCGCAAGTGTCGCAATATTTTTAGTTGCTACATTTGCATTTTGGTCTACTTCACTACCTGACGCCGCATTTTTGGCAATCATATAGTTTTGCATAAACTCAATTTGTTGTTCTAATGTTTGTTCTAAACTCATTTTTAAACCTCTTCAAACTTTCCTGTATTTTTAAATCTTCTTAATAAATCAAGTGCATCTTTGTATTTGTATTTAGTTCCGTTGATGCAAAGAACAGGAACCGATGATATTCCTAACTCAGACATCACATCTGCATCTTGACAATCAGTGTAAGAAAGTTTACAAGCGTCGAGTTCACGTTTAAGCATTTTACACATTCCGCAAGTTGGTAAAGAATATACTATGATACTATCTTCCATATATTATCTCCTATATTTTTTTTGTATGTATATTATTATAGTTTTAATTTTGGGTTTTGTCAAAAGAGGACAAATAAAAAAAGATTCTCCGAAGAGAATCTTCCATAAAATATTAACTTCTATTTACAATTGAGTAGAAGAATTTATGTTTACAGCTTGCGCCTGATGTATCGCCAACAGTAATTTCAGTAGGAATTAAATCTCCATTGAGATCAAATACTGCGGCATCACCTTCAGCATCTTGATTTAAATTAAATATTGAATCTGGTAAGAAATTATAGAAAATAATACCAACATTCTTTTGTTCACCTTTTTTGTCAACAAAATATGTTTCACCAATAATAGTTTTTGATGAATTGAAATCTTCTCCTATATTTAATGATTCTAATGTTTTTGCTGCTGTTCCTTCACTAACATAGTTAGCTACACCACCACAAAGATGATCAATAGCATTAACATCTCCTAAAGCATCTTGCATTTCTAATCTGGCTTTTTTACCAAATTTTAATAATGGACTAGTAGATTGTCCGCCAGTAATAGTTTTATTTGGTCCTTCAAGAGTAACATTTGAAACTTTTAAATATTTTAATTCACAAAGTGCTGAAGCAGTAGCAGTAGATAAAGTATCTCAAATAGCACTTGCTGTTTGAGTAGCAAAACTTGAAGCATAAGTACTATTTTCGAATACATAAGCATTCATTACTGTTACAACACCGAATTCTTTCATTAAACTATCAAATGTTAAAGAAGTACCTTCTAAACGTGAATAATTAGCCATGTTATAACCTCTTATTTATTTTATAAAGAAATCCAATTTCTTGCCTTTCTTTACATTTCCAGCCGCATATGCTTTTTCATTAAAGCGATAAGACACTTCTCCAGCGGCCATTTTTTGGAGTCAGTGAATTTGAGCCATTGTTTGATCAAGCAAATAATCAAAAGTTAATGAAGGAAAACTATAAGTAATAGATAAGATGACCTTGCTTAATCCATCAGCGTCGCTTTCCTTTTGAGCCTTTATCTTTTTGATTTTTTCTTCTGTTTCTTGTTGTTTAAGAAGCATAGCTTGTATCTCTGGAGTAAGATTATTAAGAGGTTGAGTTGTCTTTACTCCACATGTTAATTTTAATATATATACAATATAATTTCAAATTTCAGATATTATAGTAACACCGTCAATTTTAATTATTTTTTCCGCATATATTATTTCTGCGGTAGGACAAATTTCTTTTAAAACGTCTACCATTTGATTCGCAATCGAATTATATTCTTTATACATTCCTAATTCAAAAATAATTGTTTTAACATAATCATATGTATAGTTTAATTTAATTTTAGGAAAAAGTTTTAATCATTGCGCTTCATTCATTGTTCATAAATGGAAAATAGAATTCCATTTATCGTCAGAATAAAATGCTCTAACTGGTTTACAATGAATATTAATTTTATTTTTTTTATCAATAATAATTGATATTATTTTCGTAGCGAATAATCTTGTAATACTGAAATTATCAGTAATTTCCATTATAATTCCGCCTTTCTTATAGAGATTTGATTATTAAAATTAAAACTAATACGATATCCGAAATGAGATTCTGAATAAGTTACAGCAGATGCGTAAGTAATACCTATTTCTCCTGCCGCCGAAAGTTTGATTCCGTCTAAACTATTTGTGACTTCATTAATAAGTTGTAAAAGTCTGTTTTTATTATTTTTCAATATTACATGCGCATAATCAGTACCAACGAAAATATAGCCGCTTGCACGAGTTTCATCAGTAGATAAATTCATATCATTTAAATGAATTACTAAAAAAGTATTTCTATCTTTATTTTTTAAACCGCTTTCAATACGTGGTGCTAAAGATATGTATTCTTGATCAAGTAATTGTTGAAATGTAAGTGGAGTAAAAGATTCAGACATATCATTTTTATCTAAAACTAAAAGTTTTTGAAGATTTTGATTTTGACTTAATACTTGTCCCATTTCAAATAAAGTTTTCTCTATAATAAGTATTTTATTTTGGTTCATTAAATCACCTCATAATTAGTAACAACATTTTGTCCATTTGATTTTGTCGTAATAGTTACTTCATCAACGCCAAATGGAATAGCAAATGTAACAGATGTACTAGATAAATTTGATGATTTAACTTCTTTGTTTGATGATAAGAAATAGCCGTTTTCTGTGCTTAAAGTGATTGGAATTCCCGCACTTATCTTATATTTTCCTGTAGTTGGATTATATGTTGGTGTAGAAATTATATCTGGATTTTCAATTACTGGTTGTTCAATTACGCCAGTAGTCGCAGATCCGCTTTTATCTTTACTCATTGTGCCAAGTTTTAATGTATAATAAGTTATACCTGCAGTAGAGATATTATCCATTTCTTGAACAGTAAATGAACGATTTGAAATAAGTATTTTATCATCAATATTAAGCGGTTGACCGCCTAAGATAAGAATAGGATGTTGTTGCGATTGCAATAACACTTTTTCTTTTAGTGCTACATTAATAGCACTTTCTTGTGGACCTTTAAAGAATCCATAATTAGTGCCAACTTGAGTATTACATAAATATGCTAAATACTTATGAAATTTTACATTTTTAATTATAACGAATTCTTCTGAAATTAATCAATGACAATTTTTTGCAGATCAAACACTTCCAATATCAAGTGGATCTGAAGTATAAGTATATATATATGCTAAATCCTTCTCTTGTCTATTTACAATCGCCGCAGTTTTAGCCACGCCTGTAGTGCTTGTAATAGTAGTAGAAGGATAACCGTTAAAAACAAATTTAGTACTTATATTATCGTTTGCTACTACTCTATCTTGATTTAATTTTTTAAATCTTTCGAAACTATTCATTAGTTAATATCCCCTAACGATGGTTTCTTTGTAGCAGAAACACGACTATAACGATTTTCTAAATCTCTAGCATTACTACGATATTGATCGAGTAATTTAATATTTTTATCTACTGCGTTTGCACGAGAGAAGGTTTTGATATTTGAATCTGTATAAATATCTTCAAAATTATCAGCATTAGAGATTTGATATTCGCACCAATATACTTTCATTCAAGCGATAATAATTTCTATTTCTGCTTGAGTTAAATCGTTATTAAAATAAGCGTGCGGAATCGCATCATCATAACCTTCTTGTTCAGGAGTAATTATGATAAGACTATGATCTCGATTTCTAATTGCTCTAAAAGTAGTATAACTAATATCTATTTTAGGAAACTTGAAAGCGCAAATTGCGCGGCATGCTAAATAATAACATTCTTCATCAATATTATCTTCAGTGATTACGCCATAATATTCACCACGAATAGTAGCACGAAATGGTGGATATAAAACATCATCCCAATATTGATTTGGCATAGTTTTTACCTCTTATTGGTTTTACTATTCACCGTCTATTGTTAATTGAACTTTGTATAAAGATTCAAGCATTTTAACTACGCCTTGAGTTAATTCAGACACATTAGCAGTTATGACATCCATAACTTTATCTTGACCGAAATCTTCACCGGCTTTCATAATAGCGGCTCTGTTTCCTGATTTAAGAATAGCAAGAATCTCTGCATCACGATTTACAGATGCAGGAACAAAATCTAAAACTTCATCAAAATATACACCTGCTTCAATAGCTGCTTTAACAATAGCGTCATTATCATCAAAAGTAATATATCCTTGTTTATACATTGAATAAACATCTTCATCTAAGAATACGCCTAATGCCCAATCTAATGGTAAAGATTGTTGTGGAAGTCTATTTGTTAAATGAATTTTTCTAACAAGAGTGTTATTAGAAACTGGACGTAAATCAAATAATACTTCCATTGGTGTAGTTTTAATAAGTTTAAAATTTCTATTTTCAGACATTTTCTATGTCTCCTTTCTTTAATTTTTAAAAAGGGAGAAGAGAGAAAAACTCCTCTCCCCGTAAAATAAGTTTAATTAGTTAGTAATTTTAATTACAGCGTAGTTGTTAGCCATTGCAACGCCAACACCGAGCATTTTGTGAGCTTCCCATTTTTCTGAACCAGTAGCTTGTTCATTTCTCTTGATGTATAAATCGCCTTTCATAGCAACTTTTACAGGTTTAGCTCCACTTGGGATTACGAATACATAATTGCTTGCATAAGCCCATTTATCGTTAGTTTTGTCTTCTAAGTAGTTAGGTAATTCAACAACGTTAACTCCTTTGTATACTTGAACGAAACCAACATTTCTAATATCCATTGAGTCTTGGTTATTAGGATATCCTGCAGCATATGTTGTATTAGCAATTGGGTTGTATAAGTTTTGTAATTCTTTATAGAAACCGAAAATTGTTGGAACGCCATATTGTTTTACATATTGCATAACAATATCAATTGCTGCTCCCATAGTTTCTTTAGTTGTTAAGATGTTTCTATTAGAATCATAGTTATGGTTTCCAGAACCACTTGTAGCTGTACCAACGATCTTTTCATAAGGAGCGCCTGCAGCTGGTGTAGCACTGATTAATGCGTTATAAACTTCTTTATAAACGACTTCTTGGAATCCTTCAACGATGTTATTGAATAATTCGCCTAATGTAATAGTTCCAAGTAATAATTCTTCTAAAGTTACATAGATACCAACAGTATAAACATCAACTGGTAATGAGAAATACTTATTGTCTAATTTAGCAGCTCTATAGATACCGCCTCTTGCGCCTTTAGAAATAGTGAGTTTTGCACGTTTCTTTCCGATCTTTTCGATATCGAAAATAACTTCTGCGTCTCTTGCGAAAGTTTTAACTTCAGCAAATTGACCCATGATACCTTGAATCTTAGCAGGTAATACTTCATCTACTAATTCTTCAACGATTGCGAATGCACTAGCTTCAGCTCTTTCAATTTCTTTATAAGTCGAATTTTCAGATAAACCGATTTCTTTTGCTAAAGCGTTAATAGCAGCTTCATTAACTTCTTGTGCTGAGAAGTTTGTGCTAGGTTGATTAGTTAAAGCGGCGATAATGCCTTTTCTTAATTCGTTTGTCATTTTCTTATACCTCTCTAACTATTTAATGAACATATAATGATATGCTGTAGTTCCATCTGCTAAAGTTGTGCAAGTGAAAAAATCATCAGATTGACCAACACCGTCAGTTGAAGCGATAGAAACAATTCTTCCATATAATGGATCAGAAGCATTAGAACCTAATTCTAATGACATATCTGACATCCATTCATCACCAGGCATTAATTGAACTAATCTTAAGCATTCATGATTGATGTCTGTTGAATAGAATTTATTAGCATTAAATACTGTGTTTAATGGTTCATTGTAAACAATGAATAATGAATCACCAACGACTGGATCTTTGATACCATCTTTACCGATAGTAACGATATGACCATTAGCGATATGATTAGTTGTAGCAGTAGATGTACTGTCTGCTAAATTATATTTTTCTTGTGTAAAAGTACTATTTGTTGAAGCAACTGGTAATTGAGAAACTACAAATCCAGGTTGTAATCCTTTTAAATTGTTAGGTTCAACTTGTTTGTACTTAGGTAAAAAATCATAAAGTGCCATAATTTTTTTATAACCTCTTTCTTTTATTTGCGCATGTTTTTACGAACAAATGCGTCAAGTGAATTTTCTTCTACATTTTTAGGAGCAAATGTAGCAAAAGCTCTCATTGGTTTAACTGAAGATTCTTGATTTCTCTTATATGCTTTTAAAAGTTTTAATTCTAATTGTTCTTCAGTTGTTTCTTCTTGAGAAGCAAAATTCATAAATTCATTAAACTCTTCTTCTTCAAGAGATTCCTTATAAGAGTTAACCAATGCTATTTTCTTTTCTCTTTTAAGGGTTTCAAATTCTGCTCTTTCACTTTCAGTAAATGAGGTAGAACTTGAAGTTTCTTCGATTGATTTTTGTTCATCGTCTACACTCACTTTCATATTAGTATTTGGAGCGATTTCAACATTTACATCTTGTGCTGGATTTTCTACATCGATTTGTTCGCATTTTTCGATACTAGGATGTCCTTCAGGTAATGGATCTCCTGGCTTAACGTCTGGATGATTTGCAGGTCTTTTACATTTATCATCTTTTTCGTCTTCGCATTTTTTCTTATCGCCGCATGCGCATTCTTCGATTTCACAATCTTCTTTTTTCTTTCCACCACAAACACAATCTTCAGGATCTTTATCCTTTTCTGGACAATTTGGACATTCAGATTTTTCGCATTTTTTCTTATCGCCACAAGCACAATCCGATTTTTCTTCGCATTTTTTCTTGTCGCCACAAGCACAATCTTCTACGTCATCTTTGTCGTCTTCTTTGCCATCTTCCTTGTCATCTTTATCATCACAAGGACCGCATTCGCAGTTTTCTTTGTCAGTGCTTTCGCTTTCTGAACTAGAATCAGATTCTTCTTTTGTAGCACATAAACCAGCATCAGCCTCTTTGGCTTGTTCAATGTTTGTTTCATCTTTAGTCATATCGGTAGATACTGAGTTAACGATGTCTTCGTATGCAACGTGAACTTCGTTAATTCCACCTAGAGTAACTTGTCCATCTTCAGAGAAAGAATAACCAATACGCATAAGTTTAGAAGTGCCTTCCATATAATAATAGAAACGAACAATAGCGCTATCGCTAAACATATCTACTATTGAAACAAATGCATCATTTTCGTACTCTTTACAAATGGCTTCGTTTACCTTTAGAGAAATATCACCCCAAGATAATTTCATGAATTCTGATAAATTCATATTTTCGCCTCCACGTTGAGTCTGATCTTGTTTATTTTCGCAATAATCTTTTAAGAGTTTCATTTTCGCTTCGAATTTTTCATCATAAGAGAAGAATTCAGAACCTGAAAATGCTGGTTTTTGATCATTGCCTAATACACTTACTCCAACAAATCTTCCTGCGGTGAATTCAATGTTTTTGAAGTGTTTCTTTTCATCGTAATTTACTACATACTTCACGCTGTTAGGGTCTAACTCTAAAGATTGCTTGTGACCAATAATCTTCTTTGCTAAATCGCCAACGTGGTCTGGGCGTTCTGTGTAGAGAACTACATCACAAACACACCAAGTATTTCCATCATCATCTTTTTCAAAAGAAGAAGAAGTACATGGATCGACAACACCAAAAATTTCTTGTTCAGTAGCATGACCAACGAAATCTTCTTTTTCTTCGTCATAAAAACCAACAACAGGTGTATAAGGTAGAGTTTGAACTAATTCTTCAGAGAACTTGTCTGAGAAGAAGCGGTGATCCGCAGTTTCTCCCTTATAGAAAACCTTAAGTTTACCACGAGAAAAGTTTTCTTGTTTGGTGTCTGTTGAGAAATCTGATAGCCCAGCAGGTCAACTAAAATTAATTGCTTGCTTTTTCATCTTTAATCCTCATATATATATTTAGTGTATTATTCTGAATCAGAATTTGATTTTACTTCATTTTCTACAACCTCTGACTCAGTTGAGGGCTCATTCTCAACATTGTCCTTTTTAGAATCAGAAGTTTCTTCATTTTCTTTTTCAGTTTTTCCGCTAGTTCCTGAACGATCTTCCGCAGTTTGAGTATAAGATGTTTGCATAGGAACCATTTGGTCTAATTTTAAGAATTTTTCAAGATTAAAGTTATCTTGTATATTCTTTTGTTTTACACCTGATGCTATTAAGTATCCAAGCTTATCTACACCAAGTGTAGCGTTATCTTTATATACTTTTATATCATCGTCATAAGTATAAGTTGAAATTGGTAAAATGTCAATATCCGCTTGGAAATCTTTAAAATCAAACCAATTATTGATAGTTATACTATAGAAATTAGAAAGTGCTTGTACGAATTTCCAAACATATCCTTTATCACGAATTAGTGACATTTTTAAAGCTTGAACACTTTCAGATGTAAAGATTCCGCTATTGAAACCCGCATTATTAAAGATTGCTTTGAAAGCTTTACTTAATACTTCGTTTTCAGATGTATCATTTTCAGAAATCTTATCAACATGAACGTCTCCATAAGTTGTAATAAGACGTGCTTTTTCACCTGTTTCAACAATTTTCTTTAATGATTTATGAATAGCATCTACTTCATCTACTTCGAATATTAATTTATCTTCATAGTGAGGCATTGTGTGAACTACTATATATTTTAATAAGTTTTCATTTCTTTCTAATTCGTTATCTTGATAATGTTCATAATCAAGAATTCCGCCATATAGATAGAAGAAAGTTGGCATTGCAACATCATTTAACATTAAACCACTTGTAAAATGTGGATCTAATACTTGCCAACGGAATGTTCTATCTTTTTCAAATTTATGATAAAGTTTAATAAATTCTGCTGGGAAAGTTTTTAGATATTCTTCTTTACTTATTACCGCAGTTGAGCCTATTTGATCGAAATAAGTAAAATCGAATTCTATAATTGATGTTCCAAATTGAGTTTGTCCAACTTGACGACAGTATTTTGTTGGTAATAAAATTGTATCAATTGCTAAAGTTTCTTCATCACAAACGGTAGTAAAATATACAGAACCAGTTGTAAAGAGAATAGATAATAATGCTGGAAATTTAGTTTCAATTGATAAACCATCAACAACTTCTAACATAGTATTATATGTTAACATAAAGTCATCTTCTTTTGGTTGTTTTTTAAGTTTTGCTTTGCTTTTTGTGTATACTTTATGAGGTATAACTTTATATCTCCACATATACATATTAGCTAAATAATTGATAATTGAAGCGTAAATTGGATTTGCTGCATAAAGTTTACGAGAAGTTTCTGATAACTTTTCTACATCTCCAACATCAGCTCACATTGCGGCTCTAACTTGCGCCGCAGTAATAAAATCTACACTTTTATAATATGGTTTCTGATCACGCAGTCTGGCAGCGGATGGTTCGCTTTCGTATAACTTTTTAAGTTTTTTAACTCGATCGATCTTAAATTGTTCTGTATTCATATTTTACCTCTAATCAACAAGAGCAATAACTCTTCCTCTGCTCTTGCTTCGTTTCTTTTTATAATAATCTAATTCAAATTGTTGATTTACTGCCCAAACTAAATATTCTGCCATAGAGAAAAAGTCTTTTTGAATTTTTTCATTTCTACGCACAATACGCAATGTATTTGATAATTGGTCAGATGTATTAACAATATCAAGATTTTTTAATTCTTGTTCCATTTTATCCATTACTTTAAATGGCATTAAAAATTCTTGTTGTTTCTTTAAACTCATTTGAGTAAAAGATTTATTTTTACTATATAACGTAAGCGCATCGTTTAGTTTAATTGGATAAGTAATTGCGCCTGTACTCATACGTGAAAAGAAGAATCAGTGAATTTGTTCTCCTGTTTTACCACCTGATTTAATTTCATAACAGATGGTTTTATCTTTTGGATAACGAATAACGTCATGTTCTGTAGAAGTTGGCGGATTAATAATTCCAAGTCCTTCTAATAAAGCGCCATATTCATCAGTTGTTTCTTTATTTAATCAGTCTCTAATGCCGGCTCCAACACCATTCGCATCGTATATTAGAAGTTTCGCACTATAGGTTAAAACCGCTTTTTTAAACGAATTGGCAATAACCATATAATCAGTTGAAGGTATTGTAAATAAATTAACCATTTTATATGTAAAATAATGTTCTTTAGGTATAACTTTCGCTACACCAACCGCAGTTTCTGCCGCACCATCTTTCGCCATATCGGCGCAGATGACATAGAAACAATCTTCTTCTTTTTGTGTTGCGGTTAATTTATCTTTTAATTCAACCATTTTAATTTGTCTTAATGATGAAACAATGTTTGCGCTAAATGCGGCACCAACTGGTGCATCACTTCAACGAGATTCATATTCACGTTCAAATGAAGATTTACTAAATGATGGTGCGTTAATAACATCTTCTATTTGTTTTTGGGCGGTTAAACCGCACGCTAATGGAATACGATATGTTCCACTTAATACCGTATAATGAAGCGGATCAATTACACTTCGGCATAGTATTTCAATTAGTTTTTGATAAGCAAATGTTCCTTGATATCCAGCCGTTGTGATATATATTTGTTGAGATTGCGGTTCATTTGGATTAATTAATCCATTTGACATTTTACGAGGTTCGTTCAATAATGGAATATAAACTTCATTTACTTTAATTTCATCTTGTTCAATTACTTCTTCAAATATTAATGATTGTCTACGTAAACCACGGACATTTCCTAAACCTAATGAAGAACCATTTTTAAAATTAAATTCTACATAGTCTTTACCCATTGTATACGGATCGAGTAATTTTCCCGCAATTTTACGCTTTTGCATTTCATTTGCGAGTAATGGAAATTTTACCCATAAGTCATCAACTACTTTCTGTTTAGCAATTTCTGCCGCTTGTTTATTTGTTCCGGCAGTAATTGTTGTATGATGACGCGGAATTTCCATACAGGTGAAATAACGATTTAAATCGGCTAAGAAAGATTTTGATGTACCACGTGAAAAAGTATCATATGATGCGTTACTTCTTGACATGGTACGTATTATCATTCTTTGGAAAAAGAACAGATGAAAATGAGATTTATGCGGAGTAATAATATCGGTAAATATATCTGGATAAACTATAAGTTCATTTAGATAATTGCCGACTTTTTCAAAGTTTTCATTAATGCGCTTTTTCGTAAGAAAACCAATGGCGGCATGTTCGTCCTCATCTAGAAAATTAAAATATTCTTCTATTTCAGGATCAATATAAGTTTCATCAAAAATATCATCAATTAAAGGCATTATAAATCCTCCGGATTCGCTATAACTGTCTTTGAAGGTATTTTTTCCGCATCTTCAGAGAAATCGATATTAAGCGCTTCTGCATCTTCTTCTGTCGCAATCTCTCCATCTTCAGGTGTAAATTGAAGAAGATCTTCAATCTTTTGTTGTTCTGTAATTTGTCTTGCGTATTCTTCTTCTTTTGTTTGCTTTTGTTGTTGAATCATATCTTCAAGTAATTGTTGTAAACCAGTTGATTCAAGAATAAGTTTGCGGTTTGCTTCTTTGATATCGGTAATGGCGCGATCTACTTCGTCTTTATCGGCACCTTGGAAGTATTTAAAAATGAAACCGCTATCTTCCATATATTGATATAATTCCGCAACCGTTGTTATATCATCTGTACGAGTTTCATTTATCATGGTTTCAAGATCCGCTTGTTTTGCGAATGTTGATCATGCACCACTAAAATCTTTAATGGCTTTCGCATCTTTTGCACGAATAGCTTCATCCATTTCAACTTGCAGTTTACAGAGCGTTTTTACCGCTTCTTTTTGTAAAGGATTTGTTATACTATTTGCTTTAAGCGTTTTTGTATAGATACTATCAAGTTTAATAATTTCTTCAAAAGTATATTGATCACCTCACTTAAGACGACCACGATCAATGTAAGATTCTTTGATAGGTTCTATGCGGTTTAAAATTTCCATTAAAGAACGGCATTTCTCTCATTCTTTATTTGTTTTTGATCAAAGATCACGTGTAGAAGTAGTATAGAATAAATTTTTCTTTTCTGTCTTTTCTTCTATCATAAGAGAAGTATATTCTCGGAAGACATTTTGTCCGGCATCTTTGCTCAATTCGATTCATAGTTGCGGATCAAAAGGTAGATTATAGGTACGACAGAAAAAATCCGCATGTTCAATATTATTGTAATTTAGGTTTTCGCCAATGCAATCAAAACAAATTGATGTGCCGCTCAAAGGATTGTTTGAGAACATTAATTCTTTCGTTTTGCCGCATTTCGGACATCGATTGTATTCAAATTTTATCATAGACTAGTAATCATCTCCTTACGATGAAATTATAGTTCAAATGAAATAAAAAATCAAAAATAACTTGCGGAACTTTTATCGGGATTTGAAGGAATTTTCACCGCAAAGTTTGTCTGTTTGTCCGAATTCTTGCGATGTTTTTATAAAACTGAAAAAGTTTTCGGCAAAATAGTCGAAAAAATTTGACAAACTTGAAAAAATGATATATAATAATAATGTAAGAAGAAGAAGTTAAGATAAAGATAAGTAAAGTTAATAAAGTTAATAAATGATATTAAATAAACAAGTAAATAATACTTTTCCTCCTTTAATGATTATTTATCAATTTGATATCATCGTAGAGGTCAAGTGAGTAATTGCTTGACCTTTATTTATTATTTATTTCTTGCTTTGCTTACTATCTATGAAATACTATACTGAGAAGGAGATTTTAACCGCATGTTTTTTAAGATTTTTATTACATTAGTTGCTTGTATTCTATTTGGTCTTTGCATCTGTTTAGGTCGAAAAAAGAAAAAATTCGAAGACAAGTTTAATTGGTCTAACCAAGAAAGAGAATTACTTAATCATACCATTGATAAACTTAATAATGATCTTGATTCATTAAATGGTGACCTTAATTCATTAAATGATAGGTTGGAGGTCCTCACCGCGCAAAATACTTCTTTGGCGGCACGCGCGTTTGTAGGAGATAGCATCAAAAATGATATTGAGAAGCTCAATGAGATTAAGGACAGTGGAGCAGATGAAAAGAATAGATTAAAAGAAGAGTTGGAGATGCTACGACGCGCCGTTGAAAATGCCCAAAAAGAGAAAGAAAATTGAGATAAAGAATTAATTGATATTATTGCCGAAAGAAAAATGGTGCGGGAAAAAATTGATGGTGAAGATGAAAAAGGTTGGCGCTTTGATTTAAATGGTAAAGAGATGACACTTATACAGGCGATTGATAGCATCTGCGGATTGTATCCCGAGTTGAGTGTAGACTTAAGAAAGATTGAATGAAGTAAAATATGAATGCCGAAATTACAAGAATGAAATAAACTATATGGATTAAGTAAGTGCGGAATTTATAAATTGAGTATAGTGGGCGGAAACGGTGAAGAAGATTGTTATATTGGACAAGCCGTTGATGTAAAAGATAGATGATACACTCATTGTAAAAAGATTTTGGGCGTTGAAAAAGTTGGTAATGAAAAGTTGTATAGGAAAGTGGAAAAACCTGATAGATTGATATGAGAGATATTGGAAGTTGTAAATGATAGAAATAAGTTGGATGAAAGAGAAAAATTTTGAATCGAATTCTATGGGGCGAAATTAAATATTAGGTAACCGAAATTTAAAAAATCGTCATATTGTGTTTCATACACCCCCCCTTTATCCCCCCCTAAAATTTTCGGAAAAAATCGACTATACCCCCGGGGTTGTAGCGACTGATAAAATAACGGCATTAGCAGACCCGCCACAACAATGCTAATGCTATAATAATTAAAAAAATGTTATAATAATTGTTAAAAAGTATTGACAATACTATGAAAAATATGATATAATAAAGTGTAAGGTAAGGGGGATGTTAAGTATGTTAAATTATGTAGTAGAAATTAAGGTTTATTATGGTAATGGCGGACACGATGTATGGAAAGAAAATGTAAAGGCTTATAATGTAGATAATGCAAACGAGATAGTAAATAATAGAATAAATTATCTAAATGAAAATAATTATGAGTGCAATGTGTATTATGTAAATAGAGTTTATAAAGCATAATAAAAAAATAAAAAATAAAAGATAAGGACACATCTTCGGGTGTGTCTTTTTCGCATATGGCCGTTTGACACACGTGGTACTGTGTGCTTAAAAAGATTTTTTAAAAATATTATAATAAGTACTTGTATATATTGTAAATATATGATATAATAAAGTGTAGGGGGAAAGTGTTATGGCAAATAAAAAAGATTACAAAGTAAAAAGTGAAAATGGGGTTTTAAAGTTAGTAAAAACTTTAGCAAATGGTAAAGATATTAGCGTAGTAGGTGCTAAAGAAATGGGCGAAACTAAAAAAGATTTAGAAAATCGCTTAATAGGTATTTTAAGAGAAATGGAAAAGAGATATTAAATATCTCTTTTTCTCTTGCTCGTTCGGGCAGGTGAGAAAAAATATGGCGTATAAAATCGTGTCCACGATCGTATAGAACACATATCCGTGTGTATCATAGGGCGCTATGCGCCGCCGACACACGTGGCGCCGTTGTTTTAATAAAAAAATATTAAAAAATGTTATAATATTTGTAAAAAGGTATTTACTTTTATATATAAAATATGTTATAATAAAGTGTAAGGGGGAAGTGAAATATGAATATTTACTGCGATATGGACGGGGTTCTTGCAAACTTCTATAAAGAAAAAAATTGTTTAGAGAGATTTGAAAATGAAAAAGGTTTCTTCAAGAGATTAGAACCAATAAGAAACAATATAAAAACTATTAAAGAGTTAATAAAAAATGGTTATAATGTATATATTTTAAGTGCAAGTCCAAATGAACAAGCCGACAATGACAAAAAAGAATGGTTAAAAAAATATATACCAGAGTTAGAAAATGAACATATAATCATTATAAGAAATGGTAAAAATAAAGCCGATTATGTAAAAACTGAAAAAGACAATATCTTAATGGACGATTACGGCAAAAATATAAAAGATTTTGAAAATAAAGGTTATAAAGGTTATAAAATCGGTAAGTATAGGACAATAAGAAAAGGAGTTTTAGCGAATTGCTAAAATTCCTTAAAAGTGTCAAAACGGATTGATAAAGTACACATAGCCGTGTGTATCGAAGGGCCGTATGCGCCGCCGACACACCCGGGTCCGTTGTTTTGTTGTGCTTTTGACACTTTTGATAGTTTTTTATGTCAAAAAAATATTTTTAAAAATGTTATAATAATATATTGTATTTGTTTTTAATATATGTTATAATAAAGTGTAAGGGGGAAAGGTTAAAACTGAATAAAAAAATTAAGTGAAAAAAATTAAAAAGTTTTAATTTACCACTTGCAATAAAAAAATAAATATGATATAATAAAGTGTAGGAGGAAATAGTATGGCAAACACTTGGTCAGCAAATGAAAAACAAAAACAATTTATGGACATTTTAGCAAAAGAAGAAAA